TGTGAGTCCAGGGATTATCGTGTCAGGCCACTACATTCTTATTCTACAGCTTAGGCAACAAGCTGGATAGCAACACGACTGGATGCCGTGAGGCTACCCACAAATATATTGTAGGAGGATTAACTATGAATCTTAATAAATGCAACAAACTTTTTCGCTTTGGCGTGCTCTTCTCAGCGTTCTTCACGGCGCTTGTTCTGATTGTTTTCTGCCCTCGGCTCAGCGCCACCGCCTATGCTGAGTCTTCCACGCCCGAAACCGCCGTCACTACTTACACCGTTACCTATCACGCCAATGGCGGCTGCTGGTGGAGCAACTGGTCCCGCCCGACTTATTCTTTCGCCACCAAAAAGTATGAGCAGGAGGAAGGCAAAACTTATCAGATCATTGATTCCAAGCCTACCTACGGTGCCAACACCTTCAACGGCTGGAACACAGAGTCCGACGGCTCCGGCACCTGGTATTCCCCTCATCAGGAATATGTCTGTACCGGCAATATGGACCTCTACGCTCAGTGGCGCGGCCCCGTTCCTGCTCCCACAGCTGAACCTACTGCCACGCCGGAACCTACCCCGGAACCGACTGTTGCGCCCACAGCTACTCCGGCACCGACCGCTACTCCTGAACCCGTGACCACTCCGGTACCCGTTTTCCCGGCCAAGCCCAATTACCGCGCCATGTGCCGCGCCTGGTTCAACTATCTTCGCCGCCAGATGATTGGTCTGTATAAGTAAAGGAGGTACTCCATGCACTATGAAACTCCGTATGTAAACTATACCATCCCTGGAAATTTTTTTGGCGATGTCGTTTTTAAGGATGAACTTTCCGTCAAACCTCTTGCCCCCGACATCCCCCTCCCCTCCTATGCTCACCCCACGGACGCCGGACTGGACCTGCACGCCATCAGTGTGGAAGCACCCGGTACCGTTATCTTGCCACCTGTATTATCCAGCCTGGTATGACCGCCAAAGTACATACCGGCATCGCCATCAAGCTGCCCCACGGCACATTCGGTGCTGTCTATCCCCGCAGCGGCCTTGCCACCAAAACCGGCCTCGCCCCTGCCAATATGGTTGGTGTCATTGATGAAAACTATACCGGCGAAATCATCGTGGCCTTACATAATTACAGCAATGAACCTCAGGCGTTCGCCATCGGGGATCGTATCGCCCAGCTGGTCGTCCAACCCGTTGTCCACTGCACCGTCACCCAGGTCACAGAACTCCCTGATACAGACCGCGGTAACGGCGGCTTTGGTAGCACAGGAGAACAGTAATGCACAAACTCTATTCTGCGAAGTATATATTGATTTCTGACGGATCAAATTACATTTTTGCTAGTGATTTGTTGTTTTTAGAGGGTGAACCAACTAAACACCTTGACAGTTTTGGAACCTTTTATGAATTCTATGATGCTGTAGCTTCTTGCAAGTATCCCTGGAGCAATCACTGTTACTGTGATAAATCAATGTTCCTTCATAAACCACTTGTTAAATTTTATGGATTTTTTGACTGGGTTTTTACGGCAGAAAATTTCAAAGCACCTGTTTCTGTTGAAACGCAGTACAAAGAATGTTCCACTAAGGATTATGACTTTAATTTCTTCAAAGAAAACCTGTCTATGGACGACTTTGTAATCTTCCTGCGGGAGCATAACCTTATCGGAGGCAACACTTAATGAATCTTACTTTTGTTCCAAACGCCCTTGAAAAAATCTCTCCCACCTGGGTTATGTCAGACATTACATACCCCGATGGTATCATAACCCGCACCGAGGACGATTACCTTCGCCGCATCGGCAGCACCTTTAAGGGTATTTCTTTCCTTGGCCCCGGCTATCCTGCCTGGTTTGAATACTCCAAAGATAACCTCGGCGCTTCCAAGTCTGGCTTCTTACATACCAGCCTTGTTAAAGAGCTTGAAATTATCCTTGATATAGGTTATGCCAAGCTTGCCATCACAACCGAACATAGCATTTTCTTTCTGGAATCCGCAGAACCCGTTCAGGAAACCGCTGAAATTCGTGAGCTGATGAATCAAATCAACGCTCTAAATAAGTAACAAAAACAATTCAAGGTTGCGCTCTTAACGCGCGGGTGGGTATGGGGTTTATTATTTATGACATTATCAGAAAAATCAGAACTGCTGCGCCTGTTACAGCTCTATCAGGACGATCTTTTGCGTAAAAACCGTAAGAACATTGAAACAGCTGATGCTATTGCCAAAGATAGCCTGTCCTTTATGGACGCTTCTTATTTTTACGGCATTAAGGCCCAGTACAACCACGCCCGCCTGATTGCTCGTAAGTTATCAGTTGAAATCGGTAAAGATGTCAAATCTTACTGGGAGCTGTCCTGATTCACAAACAAAAAACCGTGCAGGCACAACCACCCACACGGTCCATCCTATTACTTTAATTTTTCCAAAATCTCATCAGCACTCATGCCGTTCGCCAGCAGCTGGTTGATCATTTCCTGTGCCTGAATTTTCTTTGCTTCCGCCTCAGCAGCAATGTCCGCCTTGGCCTTTTTCTCTTCCAGCTTGGTCAGCTTTTTCTCCGCGGCCTTCACATCCGCCTTCTGCATTTTCAAGGTTTCTTTCATGGATTGCAGGTCAGTTTTCAGCTCCTCAATGCTGGCATTGGTCTTGGCAACTTCGGCTTCCGCCTCTTCCTTTTCTTTCTGAGCAGCGGCAATCAGGTTTTCGTAATCAACACCGGCAGCTTTTACTTTATTCTTGCTTCCCTTGGTTCTCGGCATCGTGCTAACCTCCTACAAAATATTTTATGCGCTCAGTATATCACAGCGGTTTTCAAACTGCAATAGACGTTCAAAGGGGGAATTCTCTCTGCTTATTTTTTATGATACCTGCGCCCTGCTCAATATGGGCGCACATGTTGTCGGCCGCCCATTTATTATCTCCGTCCAAACCCTGCTGGAGCTGGAATCCATCAAAACCAGCCGCACCAAAGATGAATCCGTTCGTTATCGTGCCCGCCAAATGACTCACTATCTCGATAGCACCCATGATTCCGACTTTTATCATGTCTCCAATGCTACCGATTATCTGAACGATGATGCCTGCCCGTTTCGCAGCACACTGCCCAACACCCCAGATTCCATTATCATTTATGCGGCCTGGAAAACATACAGCCAAAACCAGGATATGATCTTCTGCACGGATGATCTCTGCTGTAAACACCTGGCCTCTTCCCTCGCCCACCTGCCCGTTTGTTCTTCCAAGGATCTTCTCCCCCGCCAAAGCTATACCGGCTTCCTGGAAGTCACTCCAACCGATGAGCAATACGCTGCCCTCTATGAACAGCCGGAACGAAATACCTTCGGCCTTATCTCCAATCAATATCTTATCGCTCACAGCCCCGCAGACAGCTCCGTACAGGCATTTAAGTGGGCAAACGGTAAATATGTCGCGGTGGATTATAAGCCCTTCAAAACGCAGGCATTTGGCGCTGTCAGGGCCAAGGAGAAAGATATCTACCAAATGCTCGCCTTTGACAGCCTTTTACATAACCAAATCACCATGTTGTGCGGTCCTGCCGGTACTGGCAAAAGCTATCTGGCTCTGGCTCACATGCTCAAGCTGCTGGAAACCCATAAGATTGATAAAATCATCGTGTTCACCAACCCTTGCGCCACATCCGGCGCTGCCCGCCTTGGCTTTTACCCCGGCACCCGCGATGAAAAGCTGCTTGACAGCCAAATCGGCAACATGCTCGGCGCTAAACTCGGCGATACCATGGAACTCCAGCGCTATATCGACGCCAACAAAATCCAGCTTCTCCCCTTCTCGGACCTGCGTGGCTTCGATACCACCGGCATGAACTGCGCCGTCTATATTACCGAGGCCCAGAACCTTGATATTGAAATGATGCGGCTTGCTCTTCAGCGTATCGGCGAAGATTCCATCTGTATCATTGATGGTGATTATGACGCTCAGGTCGATCTCGATATCTACTCTGGCGATAACAACGGTATGCGCCGCCTCTCCCAGGTCTTCCGCGGTCAGGATTTCTATGGTGAGGTCAAGCTCCAAAAAATCTACCGTTCCCGTATCGCCGCACTTGCACAGGAGATGTAATCAATGACAACTAATACAGATAAACTTCTTTCAATTCTTACCGGCATTCTTATTACCGTTCTGGTTTATTTTTTGGCCTTTTGGTTTCACCTGGCTCTCGCCAAGTTTATTTTGGTGCCTATGTTTGGCACCGCCATCTGCTCCACATTGAACCAATTATTCAACACCGCATCCTTCACCCCGCAAATGCTACCCTCTACATATGCCTGGGCCTGCCTGATCGGCGGCATCTTCTTCTGGCCTCATATCAGCAGCAGTAAACATTAAGGAGTACACGCCATGAAAAAATATACCGCACAAACGCTCACTGATGAAGGCTACACCATTGAGAACGCTCAGATTACAAACGTATCTCTTTCAACCACAAATTATTGCTGTCTCTCTCTTGATCTTACTCTCAAAGCTGCCGGCTGGGATGTTGTTTACGGCGGTTACTGCCTTGGCAAAGTCTACCCCGACAGCTATGAAAAAGATTCTTACGAGGGTTCTGCCATCGGTATGGAGGCTATCATGCGCATCATGGATGTCGTCGGTGTTTCCCGTCTGGAAGACATGAAAGGTAAATACATTCGTGTCGCTACCAAGGGCTGGGGCAGCACCGTTAAAATCATCGGCAATATCATCAATAACCACTGGTTCGATTATGACTCTTTCTTCAAAGATAAGGAATCAGCCTCCGTTCAAGACGCAATCGCAAAACTCGTTACCGTTTCAGCCGACCTGGCGGATTGATTACTTTCTTCGTCTTACCACCACTCGCGGCTGTGCATGTCCAAACAAACTCCGCTTCGGCACTTCAAACGCTGTTTCAAACTCCTCGTCAAATTTGGCCCGCACCTTAAAATAGTCTGTGATTTTTGCCTGGATCTCCCGCAGCGCCTGCTGTTCCTTTTCAATCTGGATGTATTGTTCTCTTGTGCAGCTGTCCCCTTCCTGTATTCGCTGTTTCCATTCGTTCAGGGCATCCTCCTGGTAGCCGCACAGCTCCAGCATCTCATTGCAAAATCTTACGCTTGTCGGTCCTGCCATCCATAACCACTCCTTGTTTTTTCTTTTATCTTACCATATCAGAGGTGATTTCTCTATGAATTTCTTTACTGCTGACCTTCATTTTTCTCACCGTAACATTATCCGCTTCGATGATCGTCCGTTTCTTGACCTGCCCTCTATGCACGCGGAGCTTATCAAGCGCTGGAACAGCGTTGTCTCTCCGGGCGATAACGTTTACGTCCTTGGCGATATGTTCTGGGACCCGTCCGAAGCTCCTATGATCCTTGAACAGCTCAATGGTCATATCCATCTTATTAAGGGCAACCACGATAAAATCTCACCGGAAATGATGCGCTACTTTTCTTCCATCAAGGGCTATGATGAACTCACAGCCGGCAAATACAAACTTATTCTCTGCCACTACCCTATCATGTTCTACAACCACTCCTATTCGCCGGAGTGCTACATGCTCTGCGGCCACGTCCATAACACCCGTGAGAACACCTATCTCGCCAAGTGGAAAGCAGAACTGCGCGATAACGCGGTCGGTATCGCCAGTAACAAGGGTAACATCATCAACGTTGGCTGTATGCTGCATGATTATACCCCCAAAACCCTTAACCAGCTCATTGCCTGGGATAAGGAAGGAGGCTGGAAAGTTGAGTAAAACAATCTTTACCTTTACGGAAGAATTCGACGATGCCGGCCATCTCATCAAACGTACCATCACAACCGAACAGGGCGAAACAATTCTGCCGGTAACGCCAAACACTAAGCCGATTGATAACATGCCGTTTATCCCCACTCCCACTCCCTGGAAAGCGCCGCTTGATATAACCTGGAAAGCGCCGCCTGATGTAACCTGTAATTCTACCGGAGGTACCGCCCATGAATCCTAAAGAATTTGAACTGGCTGCCTGCACCGCCATCTCCCGCTACTTCAATGATAACGCTGATGTAACTGGTGTCTATCTGTCACCGGATGATATCTACACCGTCTGGTCGTGCAAAACTCTTCAAAACAATAAAGGTCTTTTCACCACCCCTGTCAAAGACGGCCTGTATTACGAAGCTACCTACAACGGCGATAAGCAGGAACTCTACATTGACTGTTATCAAAAGCTTAAAAACTTTGCAGTAAAAGTCAGCGAATAAAACAACAAAGCCCCTATCCACTGTCACCCAGCGGACGGGGGCTATCTTTTTAGTTCAGGCCAAAATCAGCAAACAACAGGTTCTTCAACAGCATTCCCACAATCAAATACCGGTAAGATTTCACACTGCCGTCATAGTAAAGGGTTCCTCGTATCCTCTGCTTTTTCACCAGTCCGGCCATGAACTCTGCCTGCTCTTTTGTAAAGTACAAAGAAACCTGCGGGTAGTTCTTGTCATCCAGCCGCGTTGTAATGTGCCGGTTGATTTCCAGTTCTGTCGGCAGCACATAGCTTCCTTCCAGGTGCGGCATCAAAGCCCGGTATTCTTTGGTATCTTTCATCACGCAGCGGTCGGCGCCCACCGCCATCATCCTGCCAAGCTCTTCCTGCAGCAGCCGGTTTGCTACGGTTCCAATGCGGGTATCTTCAACCTCGGCCTCATCGTTCAGCACCTCGCGTACACGCATACTCAGCCGCAGGTTGATTTTCACTTCCTTTGCCATCACTTAACCGTCTCCAGCAGCTCTTTCAGCTTCGCAGCTTTTTCAATCAGCTCGGTCAGCGTCTTAATGTCTTCTACCCGCTGCTCCTGGCTCATCTTTTTCAGTCCTCTCTTGTATGCCGGCGTTGCAATCTTCTTGCCAATCTTACCGGCCAACGGCTGTAAAGTTTTCTGAACAAATGTTTTGGTTTCGGCTTTCTTTTCAGCTACCTCCACCTCGCGTTCAAGTGCAGCCTGTTTTTCAGTTTCCTCAGTTGCGTTTTCCGTTTCTTTTTCAACCAGTGTTTTAATTCCGTTTTTCAGCTCTGTCAGTACATCTTCAAAAAGTTGGTCGCGCTCTTCCGTTGAGCCGCCTTCCCAAACGTTTTTCAACCCTGCCATAACTTCATTCTTAATCTCGTCTTGTAGATCTTTTACCTCTGGGTTTTCAATGGCAAAAAGTTCCTCAAACAAAGAACCAATTCTCTGTTGCTGTTCCTGGTTGAGCCTTGTTAATTCTTCACCTTCATTTCGTGTCAGATACTTTTCATCTAACATTTGCAGCAGCTGCTTATTTAACGTATGTTCAATTCGTATGTCTTTATCAATCGTCCGCCCAACTGCACCACTGATTTCCTTCAGGGCTTTCTTGGCCTCGGCCTGGTTCATGTTATATGGCTCTTTTTGCAGACACTCAATAAATTCAACTGTTGCCTTGCGCCGGATCATTTCATCACCAAAACCACCGCGCACCTGCAGGTTCGCGCTGTACAAAATAACTTTCTTTTCATTGGGGGATAGGGGAGTGGTAACTACATTACAGTTCTTGGCCGCATTCCAGGTCGCATCCTGTTCCTGCAACAGCATCAATGCTCGGTATCTCCGCTCGCCAGAAAGCAAAACATATACCGTCTTACCATCTTCCTGCTCCGGGAACACGACTAGGTTGTGCAGCAGGCCATTGCGCTTAATGTCTTCGGCTAATATTTCAATATCTTCTCCATTGTCATTCTGGCGGAAAATCTCGTTGTCTGGGTTCAGCCGGATGTCTGCCAGGCTGATATCCTTATTTTCAAACTCAATGGTCTTATTACCAACGATCTTTCCAACCAGGGCACGGCCGGCATCGTTATCGTTCACTTCTTTTGCTGCACTGCTGGTAGGAATGTTCAGTTTCTTTTCATTACCTTTCTTCGGCTTTGATTTCAAACCCATCTCACTTTTCCTCCTTATCCAGTTTTTCAAGCCGCTGTTTCAGCTCTTTATAAGCCGCCACATAGCTCTTGCCAATCGGTTGTGTTTTGGCAGAATAACATACCGGCACACATCTTCTCACCGATGTCTTCACGGCTAAAGCGCTGGGTATCTCAGTCTTGAACAGGGTAGGGCCAAGCACTCTCTGGCATTCTTCTCGTGTCTCTCTCGTGGCCGCGCCCTTGTCCACCATGGTCAAAATCACGCCGATTCCTTTCAGGTTCGTCTTTGGGTTCTTGCGCAGCTCATTGCAGATGGAATAAGTTCTAAATGCCGAATCCTCAGAAAACGAATCGCACATCATTGGGATCAATACATAATCCGCTGCCACCAATGCGTTTGAAAGGATCATACTGTCACGGGTTGGCTGGGTATCCACAATGATATAATCATAGTTTTCCCGCACCTGGTTCAAAAAGTATAGCAAAAAGTCGGCCGTAGATTCCAGCTGTCTTGGGTCGCCCACATCATACTGCTGCGCATCAGCCAATAGGTCCGGCAGCCGCTTGTTGATCCGCGGTGTCTGGCTGCTTGCCGGGATCATATCAACATTCTCATACTCTGTCTCCACAATATACTCTTTCGTGGAGGTGTATTTGAACCCGTCAAACATATCGTATAGCGCTTTGCGGGAATAGGCATTGCTCGTGATTGTATTGCCGCCGCTCAACGCAAAGGTCAGGTTGCCCTGTGGGTCAGTGTCCACACACAAAACCTTTTTTCCTTCATCTCCCATTAAGTAAGCAAGGTTAGATGCAGTAACTGTTTTACCAGAGCCGCCCTTTTCAATCGCAATCGTAATAATTTTTGCAGCCATATACAGCCCTCCATGTAAAAGAACCAATTCTTTGTTGCTATTTTAATTTCATTATAACACATCAACACTCAAAGTCAACAAGCAAAAGAATCAGTTCTTTGTTGCTGTAATAAAGTTAAAAATAGGGGAGCCACCTCGTCAGCAGCTCCCCCTGGTTATTCTTCAAATGTTGTTTCATCCAGCCGGAACATCGGCTCTTTGCCGTCCTGTCCCATCCGCCGTTTTCCGCTTTCAATGACCGTGGCGGAATTTTCTACAATGTCGCTGTACACCACCGTGCGGTAATACTGCGCAGATTTCTTTTCCACATCCTGCCTCAGCATCACGCTAAACTTCTCCAGTTCACCCAATGCCCAGCTTTTCAGCCCGTGGTTATTTTGGATGATTCCGTTCAGCGCTTCCAGTGTTTCTTCAGCCTGGTCTTGCTTGTTCTGGTTGGTCAATATCTTGGCCGCATAAGTAAACACATTTGCCAAAACATTCCGCTCTTCTACGGTCAGCTCCTTCTTGTAGCCCGCATAGCCAGCCCGGTCTTCTATCTCGCCCCGCGCCTTGCGGAACGTCATTCTCATCACAGCCGGGGGCAGGGGAGAGACCTCTCCGGTTTCAGCCGCCAACACAGCTTGTTTCTTCGCCTTTTGTTTGCGTGCCACCTCCTGGTCGCTGCGCTGGTTCGCGCTCAAAAACGCCCGTACCTTCTCCATCTCTTTGCGTGATTTATACTTGATAAAGATATACAGATGGGTGTATTTCCGCACGCCTTTGGTTCGTACCGGCTCATAATCAAACCACAGGTCTGTCATCTCGTTGATTTCATTTTTTACCAGCTTCAAAACATTGCGTTCAAAGTCTGAAAAATTCGGGTACTTTTCTGTCAACGGTTTTTCGCGGTCATACTTGTTATCCACATCGGACTTTTTGCGGTTCATACCGCGCTCTTCTTTGGTCGGTACAGACAGCAGGTTTTTGAAATCATCAATGCCAAACTTTTTGTACTTGTATCCGCGCAGCTGGTTCCGCTTGGCGGGGAACATCCCCAGCACCTCGTCCGTCACCGGCTCAAACACCAGCCCATTGGCGTATTCGTAGTCCCGGTTGCCGTTATCATAAGATAAAATGATCTCATACACACGCATAGAATAGGTGCTCTGCATCATCAGCAGGTATTCAATGCTGTAAGATGTGTAGTTGCTTGTCAGCTGGGCAATGTCTTTCCAAATGTCCTCATTAAACCGCATACTGATGGTTTTGCCCTCAGTATCAATAATCGAACCTTTGCGTACCCAGCTCATGCTCTTGTACTTGGTCGGGGCAATCGGTACCCAAAATGTCCGGTTCTCCAAATTTTCAATCGTGTGCTGCAAATATGCCACATAGGCCGGCTTTTCCGCATTCACGCCTGTCAGCTTTGAAAAGTCGCTGAATGTAATCGTGTAATACTTCGAAGCATCCGTGTCATTTTTCTGGTCAATTTTGGAAAGCAGCATGAACAAAATTTTCTGCTCGTTGCGCGGCAGGGAATACTTGGTCTTCTGGATCAGGTCATTGCTCTTGGTGATGTAAGAGCCAACGGCAAAAGGGGAGCCGGTCTTCTTTTCCTGCTCCTTTTTCGCCTTAACCTCTTCGTCCGTCATCACCTCTCCGGTAATCGCCGTTCCTGTGCCTGCACGGTTTACTTTTTGGTCTTTCATCATTCTGTTCGCCCGCATAGCCTGTCCGCCATGTCAAGCTCAACCTCCAAATCACAGTGTATGTATCGCATCGCACAGGTGGGTATACCTAACGCATTATATCTTTATCTTACCCTATTTTTATCCGCTCGTCAAGCCTGATTTTTTGCGCTTCTCTTCAAAACAAAACTCGTAGTAAAATTTTTTGCGCTTATTATTATTTATTATTTATATTTTATATTTATATTATATAAGGTATATTGCGAGTTTCTTTTACACAAGCTGCGAGGTTCTTTTATTCTACATACGAGTTTCTTTTATACTGGCTACGAGTTTCTTTTATTCCTGCTACGAGTTTCTTTTACGCAAAATCCTGCTTTTTGTTGTCAAACAACCTCGTAATTGCCGTCAAAAAATCTCGCAGTTCACATCAAACAATCTCGTAATTCACGTTAAATTTTTTGTTTCCTGCGCTTTTCGTCAAACAAACTCGTAGTTTTAAGCCAAACGGATAGGGTAGGGGAGTGGTCACGCCCCTGGCTTTTTTGCGCTTTTTCAAATTAAAGAATCTCGTAGCTCAAACCGCTGCATCAACCATCCATATCTGGCCGTCTGAACCATATTTTTTCAATCTTTTGGTCAAACAAACTCGTAATTCTGGCTATGGGTAGCCATAAATCAACTTCAAGTCCTGCCATGCGCTGCCCGTCCATACCATCCTGACTTTATTACAATCGGTATTTTTTGCGCTTTTTCACCGTAAAAGAAACTCGTAGTTCAGCTCTAAATGCTCTGCCCATCAATCGGCAGCAGGGGAGAGGGTTTGATTTTTTTGCAGTTTTCGGCGTAAAACAAACTCGTAATAGCTGTAGCAGCCAGCGCCGGCCGGATTCAATCTTGTCGCATGTATCATCTATCAATTCATAAACCGTTCACATTGGCCGTTTTCCCGGTTTCACACCCCATAAACCTATATACCAAAAAGTATACACCCCACATGCCGGCAATTCAACAAAAATCAATCCCGTCAACCAAATAACAACCGCGTACACATTCTTGGGTATAACTTTGTACAACCTGCCTATTGTATTCGTACCCATAAATGTGTACAATAAGGTCAATCTAAAAAGCAAATCAGGAGGGAATGAACATGGAAATCAAACCTATGGGTAATACAGAGCAGGAAAAAATGTCCAGCTTGTGGGGTTATTTCATCGCGTGCTGCAAAATTCTTGATGATGTTACAATCGAGTATCAAGAACCCTGTGTATCGGACTACTACCTCAACCACATTAGCGCCATGCAAAGCAAAACAATCCTTTCCGGTATGGAAAAATTTCATACTCTTGCTAATGAGCGTGTGGTTAAAATGCCCTCTAAACTCTATCCTCAAGGCAAAGCCGTTCTGGACGTAATGACTGCTATTGTTGCCGCCAGCGGAAAATACCCGATTGCCAAAACCAGAATCGCAGATCTGCATGAATTTGAGCTTCTGGCCCGTGCTACAATCGGTACCTGCTGGAGAGAGGGTAATATGCTCAAGGTTGTCCGCAATCTGGAGGGTATCTCCCTACAAAAACTGGCGGAAAAAAGCGGCGTCAGCAAAAACACAATTTTCCGCATTGAGAACAACCAGTCTATCCCGCGCATTGATGTTCTGCGTAAGCTTGCTGATGCTCTGGAAGCCCCTCTGGAACTTGTAGCCATCGGCATTGGCAAAACCGAACCGGAAACAGCCCCTGAAGAAGAAGTCCCCAACCCCAATGCTCCTAAATTGCCGAGTGTTTACGATAGCCAGGATCGTAGCGCAGACGATGAAATCAAAGCTTTTCAAAAATAAAAAGGTAAACCACAATGCCTCAAAAATTAAAAATTGCACCCAACACTGTTTTTGATCAGTGGACCGTCATTGGCCGTTCTAAGGACCCGGCAAAAGCGAAAAAAGGATATCTTGAATGCCGTTGTTCTTGCGGAACTGTTTCTGATGTTTCCGGGCACTCACTCATTAGCGGAAAAAGCAAATCATGCAAAAAATGCGGGTATGCAAGATCGGCGCTTACTAAATTAGAAGCAAACACTAAAAATTCAAAAGAAAAATATGAAGGCAAAACAATCAACGGGTTTTTTATAAAAAAGATTGTTGATAAAGAAAAAAGCGGCACCTGTACCAGATGTATTGCAATTTGTCCCAAGTGTGGGCGCGAATTCACAACGCGGATGTCAAGCATAAAGAATTTACAATTCTGTGGTCATTGCGAACGAGATAAAAAAGAACTACTGGAAATAACCAGAAAAGTCGTAAACGTGGACGGAACCGACTTGGCAAAAATTCGTTCGCGCATAAACGGAACAGTAAATAAAAACTCTAGAACTGGGATAAACGGTGTTGCGCTTACCCAAAAAGGCACCTACAAAGCATATATTAACTTTAAGCATAAACGCATTCACCTTGGTTTCTTCACCAATCTAAAAGACGCAGCCGCTGCCAGAAAAGAAGCCGAAGAAATTCTTTATAATAAATTTTTAGACGATAATGCCGGTTGGGAACAACGCCTGGCAGACGCAATGGCCGAATACAAAAAGAACAAGAAATAATCGGCAACTTCGCTAAAGCTTAATTTAGCGAAATATAGGGAATCCAATAAAATTTTCAAACCTCCTTGACATATGACATAAAATGTCGTATCCTATAACCAAAGGAACGACATTAAACGTCATGCGGATAGAAGGCTTTCTTATGGCTTTAACTACAGAACAAGTTTTTGCAATGGGTATTCTCTATAATCAACTAACCACAGCAGTCTATGGTGACGATGGTCCAAAAGCAAACAGCTTCCAAAATGCCACCATGTATCCGTTTTTGGAAATTACCAAGCTGATTCTTCGTGCCCGTTCTGAATACCGTATCTCTCCAGAGCTGGATCGCCTGATTGCCCAAACATATTCAACCCTTACCGAGGAAGACGTTCAAAACGGGTTTAGCAGCATTCTTCCCGTTGAACTGCAAGGCGCTTTCGCTCTCGGTTATTATCATAGTCAGGCCGAAAAGTATTCGGATATCAAGCCCATCGGCCTCAAAGCCATGCGTTCCCGTGCCAACTTGACAGCCCAGCAGGTCGCGGATAAACTCGGTATATCCCTCCGCCAATACCAACGCATTGAATCCGGCGAAAGTAAACCTACTGTTCAGGTTGCACAAACTCTTGCCTCGCTGTTTCAATGCTCTGTCAATGATTTATTTTAAGAGGTAGTTTCATGCTTCGTCGTTGCATTCGCTGCGGAAGTTCATTTGAAGGGCAAAAAGAACAGCGCCTATGCCCCTCATGTCGTGAACAGGCCGCTCATAAACCACGCATGATATCTCATGTTTGTAAGTCGTGTGGTGCTACTTTTACCGGTGGTCCTCGTGCATCTTTCTGCCCAGAATGTAAGGCGGAACGTGATAAGCAGGCTGTAAAAAAATGTCGGAACCATGCTAAAAACAAGACCACTCGCCAAATTGGATCTACCGATATCTGTCAGCGGTGTGGCAAGCCTTATATTGTAAAAGGTGGCCTTCAAAAATATTGTCCAGAATGCGCCCCGATCTCCTTAAAAGAAAAAACCGAGCCGTTAAAACGTGCCTGGGCTGCCAATTACCGTGAACAAAACCCAGACCACAAAAAGAGCATGCAGAAAAACGGAACAATTTGTGTTGTCTGCGGAAAAACTTTTGCTGCAGTAGATCGTAGTAATGCTTGTTCTTCTGAATGTTTAGCAATTCTTAAAAAACAACAGCAATACCATAAGGACATAAAACGTGGGCGTTATAAAAAATTATCAAACACAAAAGGAGAACCATCATGATAACTGAAATTATTGTAGGGGTTCTTGCCTGTACCCGTAGCACTTCGGAACATGGCCCCGTCACAACAACCTATTTTACCTTTGTGTCAAATGATCCGTATCAGGCTCACCGTCTTCCGGCTGGCTGGGTTCTTCAAGGCCAAAAACCATCCGGTGTCCCCTGTAAAAAACTCGTCACCATCGAACTGCCGGATTATATTCATGATGCCAGTAGCGATTTTGGCACTCATTATATTTCTGAATATTCCACCAAAGACGGCAACGCAAACAAGGTTTTCTTTTCCTGTGATGCTATCCCCGTTCTGGACGGCTTTGAACCCGCAATCAACTCCGCCATTCAAACCATCAAGATCTCCACACCAACCCCATCCGGCAAGCGCGAGGATCTTCCCGCCAAAGTTCTTTCTGTTTCTGAACTGTATTGATACTTCCAACCTGCTAAAAAATAGGGAGCACCCAAGGTTTCAAAACCAAAGGTACTCCCTATTCCTGTTTGTATAATAACGTAATGTTTTTACAAAAACGCAATATCTGCTTGTGATCTTGTAGCTATATGTGGTATACTTATTCTCAGAGGATTGAAGCTCCGCTGAATTTCACCCACCTTTATAAGCGCTTAGGCGGCCACCTCCCACTAGCCGGAAGGCTGAATGGAGGTTTAATCATTTTCGCCTTTCGGCAATCTTATTGTCGGAGGTGATGCCATGAATTCTATTGTGGATGTGCTTACAATCGTAAGCTGCATCGGTACATGGACTGGCGTTTTTGTGGCCATTTATTTTGGCCGTAAAAAGAAATGAGGCTACCTAACTAGCACTTAGGCGGCCTCATCTGAACTGGGTACATTGTAGCAGATGTATTTGGTTCATTTGCAGCTAACTGAGGTGTTCGCTTATTAAGAGCTTCAATCCTCTACTTGTATTATATACCACATGTTGTTCGCTGTCAACCTTAACGCTTAAACAAAAACTCCTGTATATCGTCAAATGCTCGCTGCATCTGCTCCACATTGTCGCCGTTCAGGTTGTGCCCCAGCTGTGCAAATTCTGCCCGCAACAGCATGTTGATGCTTTCATCCAGGCTATTCAGGTGCTTCTTCACACCCTCCAACTGTTTGTCAAACGTGTCGCAGCGCCCTTCCACCGTTTTCAGCCGCTCTTCAATCTTGTCCATCCGGGCATCCTGATCTCTGTTTGGCTTTTTCAAAAAGTTGTTGAACTTAACCCCCTGGGCAATCGCATTCGAAATACTAACCACCGCCGCACAAGCTGAAAGCACCAGCATCAGTATGTCCTGTGCCGTAAATGTAAATACCGGGTTAGGCATCTGCGTTCACCTTCTCTCCGGCAGCAGCTTCACCCGCCTTCATCTGCTCGTAAGCCGCCTGGGCAATCGCACGCGCCTGCTCCTCTGTAATGGTAACGCCGGCCTGCTTGGCCACTTCCATAATCAGTTCTGCGGCGCGTCTGTTCTTTTCCTCGCCGGAAATATCGTTAAAATATTGCTTGATATATTTACAAGCGCTTAACCCCCACTGCATCAACAGCGGGTAGCCGCTCAACAGGTTCAGCGCCTTATTTACTGTCTCTTGGGCGTTCGGCAGCACATATTTGCCAACCATAAAAGCAATCACGCAAACCAGGCCCATCACAATATATACAATTCCCTGTTCCATACCTAACCTCCAATCTCTTCCGTGTCACTTGTCTCATCAATCGGCGTAAAAATTTCATCACCAGGGGGCGCATTGTCACCCTCTGGTTTTTCTTCTTCCGCTACTTTTTCCCTCACCTTAATCCAGGCGTTACACAAATTCTCTGCACTCATTGCCGCAAACAGCCCAATGTTAAAAGACGATTCCGGTAACTGTCCGGTCCTAAAACACAGGATCATGTATACAATCGCGTAAACAATCGTTGCGCCCATCGTAAAAACAATAATTTTTTTGCTGAACCTCATCAGGCTCCAGTTTTCCTTCATAAAAATCACCTGCTTTGGCTGCACTCAGGTATGGCTTTTCACCGCTTTTTGGCTGATATAACCATAAACCGTTTTGAACCAGCCGTTCACGACCGTCTCATATCCAATGCAAACAGGCTTGCCGGTCTTGGCATTCGGGCTGCTGATCACTCCAATGGACTGGTACTGCATTCCGGCACCCTTGCGCACATTCCATTTGCCGTTGTTCAGGGTAATGGCTTTTGTCACAGTCTTTTTCACTGCCGGTTCAACCTTCGGCTTCTCAACCGCTTCCTGCTTGTCCACTTGTACACTGTGCTGGTTTGCATTGGCCCACAAAATCACACCGCGGCTGGCCGGCTTAAAGTCATCATCCAGCCAGCATAGCGGGTTCTCGCGCACACCTTTCCAGCGCACCTCAAAGTGCAAATGAGCACCAAAACAGTTGCCGGTCTGGCCGCTGTAACCAATCACTTCGCCGGTTTTCACCTTCTGTCCAACCTTCACTGTGATAGAATTCAAATGAGCATACAACGTTTCCAGCTTGCCGCCTTTATACGCTGTATGCTCAATCTTCACCATATTGCCATAACTGTTGGTGTCGCCCTGGGTCACTCGCCCATTCCAATGGTAAACCACGCGCACCGTTCCATCTTCCGCCGCAAACACCGGTGTTCCCACCAAAGCGCGGAGGTCAATTGCCCTGTGCAGCGCCCCACTGTTATATTTCCAGCCAGCTGTAATCACATGCTGCGCCAATGGCCACCCAAAACACACCTCTCCATTCTTCAGCCGCATCTTCCATCAGCCTCCTTTTAACATTCCATCGTATTGTAGAGTAATTTTGCTTCACGGTTATTTCAGCTTAGTTAATAATCTTACCTTATTTCACAAATACTCGGATGTGGTTTTCATTCAGCCGTTCCATCACACGGTATCCGGTTTCTGCTTTCGTTCCAATGCCATTATCATTGGCAACACAAAATCCGTTTACTTCGCAGGTGCCGTCATCCACCACAACCAGCTTTCCCATCAGGCCAACAGCATCCCATTCCTTGCGCTGTCCGCGGGCAACATACTGTTTGTCATTATCATAGTTCGGGTTCAACACCAAGCCGTTCTCTGTGGTGCTGTCATGCTTCAGTGCTCCAAAAATGTCACGTTCGTACATATCAGCCCACTGGTCCTCAGCAGTATCGCCCAGTACAGTCGGGTTGCCGGATACAATACCCAAAATGTAAGTATCTTTGCTGTTTGCCAGTCGAATGTATTTCCCATCCAACGTCACAAACATACCACGTCGATCTTCTCCATCAGGGTTCCCGTCCTGCCATTCAAACATTTCTGCATAATCAGCGCCGGAAGAAGAATAGGTGCCGCCATAAGCACATCCTTTAACATCAACTCTAAAAGCATTGCTTGTCGCAGATGATGTGCCATTACCAATCATAAAACGATTTGAATGTTTGCTTGAATCATTGGAAGATTTAATATAAGTTCCACAAGCAACACCATCGCTGAACCATGTTGTAACGCCAGCAGTTCCATTTCCTCTACCCACAGGGCGCATATCGTTATTGGAACCGACAACCAGGCAGTTTTGGTTTGTACCGGTAAATGAACCGGATTTTGTTGTTCCAACTTGATTATCTACACCGCCAATAACGTTATTATATTTCCATAATGAAAAATTCGCGTTGTTTGTATCGGTATTTCCAAGTGCATAATTGATATTTGCTTTTGTTAAGCTGATCTTTCCGCTATCAACCGTAATATTATCGCCAATCTTTACCCCGCCCAAGGTAGAGCTTGTTGCGGTCGGTAGTGTATAGGTCGTATTGCTCGCCGGTGTCATATAAATCTGGTTTGCATTCAGTTTTCCATTTGTCTTAGCCGTATTATACTGGCTTTGTGTCAGGTAGTTAATTACCAAACTGTCCAGCTTTGTATCAGTTGCCATAATCATATACCTCTCGTTACAATCGCGCTGATCGTCGTCAGTCCACTCGGCAACCCAGTCAGTTTTCCGTTGCTGATGCTTAGGCTCAGATTAGTACTGCTTGGGCCGCCGTATATGGCGCCCTTGTGGTACTTGTCGCCCTCAAACGCGACCAGGCTCGTAGTCTGCTGGCCCCAGCCGCCTTGACTGGTCATGGTGCCGTAACCCCAAATCTTGATTGCCCCGTCAGTGCGCTTAAAACTAACGCTGGGGTTGGTGTTCGTGATGGCGTATGCTTCCACATTGTTATTGCCACTGCCGCCAGAACTGCTGCTCCCGGCATAACTGCCTGTCACATTAAAAATCCTTACACCGTTTCTAATGTTACCGGCGGTCAAATTGCTGTCACCCTTAATCGTCTGGGTTCCATTCAAATACTGGCCGGATGCAATGCTCTGGTCACTCGTTCCTGGCGTATAAGTCGCAGCACTCTTTTTCGTTACGCCGCTTCCCACATAAGTTCTCGATACTGCATTTACTGTAACCTGGCTCAAACCGTCATAGCCATTGTCTGCCTTGATCGTCTGTGCGCTTTCACTGGGGCTAACCGTCTTGCTTTGAAAACTTGCCCCGCTGGCACCACCAGTCACAAAACCGCCCTGCATATCTACCTGTGTACTTCCTAAATAAACTCCCATATAAAAATCACCACCTGCTAATTGTCACACTTGTTGCGCCCACACTGGCTGCCGTAATGCTGATCGATTTCGCACTGCTGCCATCCCATGCACCCTGGCTTGTCCCGTTCAGGTTAATCGTCAAAGCTGCATTCACCTTGTTGGCGCTCGTTGCTGCACCGCCCGCACTGCTGGACCCAGCATAGTTGTGGGTGTGGCTGCTCGGCGTAAAGGTGCTCGGTTTGCCTGTGACATTAACCCATGCAACAGAACTTGCAGAGTCTGCAACTCCTGCGGTAGCGGGCTTTTCCGTAATGGCTGTCCAGTTACTCCATCCGTCGCTCATATTAGAACTGTTGTGCATACGATACCACAGATGCGCACCTTGCGATGTCCTGTGTGGCCAATAAATCTGGATGATACGATTTTCACTACCGCCATTTTCACTGTCCAACACCTGTAAGATTCCAAAAGCATATTCATCAACAGGCGCATGATAATCAGCTGTCATGGTGCAGCTCTGAATCTTGTAAACACCAAACGTCTTCAATGTATTCCAGTCAACTTTACCGGATTCTGTGCCTTGTAGATGGATATGTCCACTGTCAGCTTTACCAGCCAGTTTCGTGTTAATCTCAGACTCCGTATAATACCGGTCATCATGTGTGTGCCCACTTGGCGCCTTCCCATCAACAAGACCTTTTAATACTTTGCCCTGCGCTGCGCTCAAACTGTCAGTCGTACTGTCGCTGGTCAAATTGTTTTGGATGCCGCGCCAAGTGTCGGTGTCTGTCAGCTTGTCCTGCACCCATCCGCTCCAGGTCCCGTTTACACAATGGCGGCGGTAAGCGGCACTGTCGCTGTAAACAATCTGGGTATAATAATTTCCACTTGCCTGGTGAATTACAATCAAGCCAAAATTGTCTACGTTACTTGGTTTATTTGTCACGTTGTTGCCGCCGCCAGAACTGTAAAATCCTGGCGTCACCACATCGTTTAAGTTCTCGTTTGTCAACACAATCATGGCGGCTTTGCTCTCATTCAGGATCTTACCCTGGTTTGCCGCAAGGCTCTGGTCGGTCGCGCTGCTGGTCAAGTTATTCACAACCGGCCGCCATGTGTTTGTGTCCTGTTCGGATGGGGTGTATCCCAGTGCATTCTTTACATTGTCCGCCGTCACACTAAGCACGCCGCTGTTGTTCGTAATGTTCGCTCCGGTTTTCACGCCACCCAACACACTGCTGGTTGCCGTGGGCAGGCTGTATTTGTTCGCCCCCTCGGCAATCCCATCCAATTTTTTCTTATCGGCTGCGCTCATAAAGCCAGCCTCGCTCTGTGTAGCTCCCCCGTGCCCGTGGCTAATGGGCGCAAAAATGGTTTTCAGCTTGCCAAAAAGGTAGCTCAACCCTGCGTTATTCAAATATCCCACTTTACCACACCTCCTCTTGATTTAGTTTTTAAGATGCCAAAATGGTATCAATTTCAGTATTCTGGATCGCATCAATGGTAAACACCTGGCCCAGTCCATCCCACTTCTCGCCATTCCAGGCATAGTTCATGCCATCGCCAACGTCGTATACATCGCCAATGGTCTGGCCGCTGGTCGGCAGTTTGTCATAGCTTGCCACACTGCCTTTGTAACGGTACATAGCGGTAATGTCGCTCTTCAGGGCATAGGTGCTTGCCGCGCCAAAAGCATCCAGTTTCTTCTTGTCGGCAGTGCTCATCAGGCCATGGGTGCCCTGGGTGGCATCATTGTAGGTGGTGTTGGTGCTGGGGATACCCAATGCCGTAATATCGCCCTTGGCAACCGCAGTCACAGCGCTCACATGTCCGGTCGCATCCACAGTAATTTTGTACAGGCCACTGTCCTGTGCGGTATAGCTGGGGTGTACATACTTGTTGGCACCGTCCGCAACGCCGTCCAGCTTCTTCTTATCGGCGGCACTCATCAGGCCAGCGCTCGTGGTGCTTGCAGCTCCATAGGTAGTGTCCGGCGGGGTCGTCCAAGCACCGGTCGAATCCAGCCAGCGCTGCGCACCCTTCGTCGGGCTGGGCACCAGTCCGCTCTTGCCATCCGCATCAACCGTTGCGCCGCTCATCACACTGTAGGTGGTATCCTTTTCGTTTACCCACTTAGCGGTGCCGTCCGCGCTCCAACCCAAAATCTGGTTGGCACTGCCGCCTGCAGGGATATGCTTGTTCCCGCTGGTTGTCGGGTGGGTGTAATTCTTCAGCCCGGCCAGCTTATTCTTCTCAGCAGTGGTATAGTCGTTGGTCGAAAGTCCCTTGCCTTCAATCTTATCCACCTTACCGGCCAGCAAAGCTTTAATTTTCTGCCAAAAATAAAGCAGACCGTCATAATTCAAAAATGCCATATTGTTTCCTCCTATTCGTCTTTGAATAAATTATCAATTTCGGTATTCGTGATCTCGTCAATCACAGCTTCCGGGTTTGGGGTGTTGATAATCAGTCGCCCATCTGCATCCGCCGTCACGCTCGTAATGCCGGTGCCGCGCACCTTTACCGTACCCTTTGCCATATCACCATGTTTCAGTTCCAAATTGGCTTCTGTGGCATCAGCCTTGCTGGCCCCAATTGTAAAATCAGTATCATTCAGCATTACCCAACCAGAGTTATAAATATATAAATCTCCGGGCGGCAGGTAATAAATCTTCCCGGCCAACGGGGCCAATGGCAGCTCACTTACTCGTTCCAGATCGCTTCCAATCCGAACTCGCCCACCGGCTGTGTCCCGGTAAGTGTTTCCCGTATCCAAGCAGCATACCAGCTGTCCATCCACAATAGGAGTTTTATCCAGCTGCGACTGTTGGATCTCGCATAAAGAAAGTTTTGACATCGTAAAACTCCTTTTTGTAACAATAAAAAGCCGCCTACCTGCGTGCAGATAAGCGGTTTCGATTCAGTATTTAATTTAACAAATTTTGCATTGACGGTATAATAATAGCAGAATTAAAGCACCAACGTTTATCTTTTTTTCTTGCCATATCATTCCTCGTTTGTCAATACAATATAAAACCTTCGCTGCACAGTGCATGTTCTCCTACTCGCAAAACACTGGCCCTGCAGCGAAGGCTATTTTTATGTCAACTTGAAATAACTAACCGCTTGGCCGTCTCAGCCAATGGTTTTCCAGGTAATAGCGCCCTCAACAACCTTCACGCGGGTATCCATGGCAGTGTTCAGGCCGTCAGCATACGCCTTGGCGGCATCACGGGCAGCATTAGCCTTGGCGGTTGCGTCAGTAGCGGCAGCACCAATGGCCTCGCTCTTGGCGGCAGCCAGCTGTTCAGTGCTCACCTTGGCATCCCAGGTGGCCTTCTGTTCCTTGGTCACATGGATGTCGGCATTCGCAGTGTGTGTATCCAGGGCGGTCTGCACAGCCTTGATCTTTTTGTCAGCTTCGGCCTTGGTATAAGCATCAGGCACAGCAACATACAGGCCGTCTTCCTCCAGGGTGATGGAGTTGTCAGCCTTGGCGCTCACCTTCACCTTCACGCTGATCTTATTGTCAGTAGAAACAGTAACCTCAGCGGTGGAAGTTGCCAGACCGGTGTAAACATCAATCAGGCTGCCAACCGGGATCTTGATCACATCGCCGCTGGTAATGGTCAGCTCAATGTTTTTGTCCTTGGCATTATAAGTACCGCTGGTCACAACCAGATCCTTGCCAAGCGCAATGGTCAGTTCGTCGCCGCCAAATACCGGCAGCTTGATGGTGCGGGTGCTTGCGTCATAAGTCGGTGCATGCACAACGCCAGTCAGGGTGGTAGTAACGGGGTCACCGCCCTTGGCAACACTCAGCACGCCCTCATTGTAGGTAACATCGGTAACAAACACACCCTTGCCGCCAACAACGCCCGCAATCTTGGCATCAACGTAGTCGGCAACAGCCTTGGTGGTCGGCACATTGTCATCGCTGGCGCTGGCAGCCGGGATCTCAGTTACGGTGGCCTTGTTCAGCTGGATATAGCTGGTGCCATTGAACACATGCAGGGTAAAGTCGCTGGTGCGCACATAAACAACGCCCTGCACCTGGCCGGAAGCAGGCAGGGTGCTCACCAGCTTGCAGCTCTTGGTGTATTCAACTGCGCCCTTAAAAATCTGCAAAGTGTCAGTCAAAAAATACAGGGTGTCGTTGTCCTTTACCTGCAGGGCTTCAAACTTAGCTTTGGTACCATAATTAAATTTTACTTCTGCCATAATTATTTCTCCTTAAATTTCATGTTGTTTTTGTCGATTAAAATTCTTGCCAAACAAATCCAGTGCTTGCAGTGTTGAACGGTTCAACAGCAAACTTCCCGGTATCCAACAGCTGTACAATCCACGGCTCATACTTGCCCGCGGTGTTTTTAATCATTACGGTCTGCCCGGCATAAGTGTCGCTGCTGTTGTTCAGCTGTTCATTGGCTTGTCCGTTGCTGTCAAAAACACGGGTTCGGGGGCGGATCGCCTGCTTGCTCTTATCGTCACGGATGTAATAAAACTCCGATGTATCCTTGGTAATAACCAGGTCCTTCTCGTCAATAATTCCATTCGTAATCGCTGTATCCAGGTTTTCTGCGTTACCATAGCCCAACTTGCTTGTAGTTGCCATTCTCCCACCTCCTTTCTTCATTTGTCGCTATATAGAAAAAATGCAGGCGGCCAAGCCTTAAAACTCAACCACCCGCATATTTCCATCAGTTGTACCATCACCGCCGCTGCCGGAACCGCCGCCGCTCTTGATCTCTACCGCATTTCCAATCGGGCTTCCGTTAGCGGTCAGCTGCAGCATGTCATTCTTGTAGCTCAGGTTGTCGGCCTTGCTGTTCATCATGGTGTTGTTCTTATCAATCATGGCCTTCAGCATGGCCTGCATCGCAATAATCCGCTGGTCCAAAGCATTCAGTGCTTCGTCCGGGATCGTAGCCGCCCAGTCGTAAACATCAACAATTTTAATTTCGCCTGGTCCAACCTTGCGGATGTACTGGGTGGTTCTGCCTTCAGCATCCATCTCAATGTTGCCAAAGGTCAGCTGGAACTCAATCACACCGGCCTCACTGGTCAGCGCTGTGTCAAAGGGCAGCTTATATTCCAGCTTGTTTTTATATAGCTCGTCACTCAGCGTCAAAAACTCGGTGCGGTATTTCTTGCTCACCGGCAACCGGTATTCCAGCATCACCACATAGTCGCGCATGTCTTTGCCTTTGTATTCCGGGTCAGCCAAAAAATGCAGGGTGTCTACCAGTTTGCTCTGCTGCATCACGCGCTCCACCACACTGGCGGTCAGGGTATTGTCCTCGTTAATCAGGATCGTGTACATTGCTCGTCTCCTTTCCGCCCACAATGTAGTCAAACTCATTGCGGCTGATTTTACCCTTGTGCCACAGCGCATTTAGGGTCGCTTCTTTTAATCGGCGATCCAAATACAGCCGCCGCAAACTCTCCACAAAGTCGCTCATAGCACACCTCCTTCAATCAGGCTCAGGGTATAAGCATCAATAATAGCCTCAGGGGTTTTGGCCCCCAAGGCTTTCAGCTTGTCATATTCGTAAACACTGATCTCTTCCAACTGCACGGTATCGTATCCTGCCGCCGGAATGTTATAGTATCCGTCCACATGCCAGATGTAGCGCCCATCACTGCTCACAATTCCTTCGGCATCATCTGCCGTGCAGTTCACCATAATCCCGTGTTTCGCCTGGTATTTCACAAAACTCAGGTGGTCAAGGGTATCAATCACCTGGCCGTTATATATCACCTTGTAATACATTTCGTCCCTCAACCTCCTTTACACACTGAACATCACGCGCACGCCATGCTGCTCATTCGGGGTAACATAGCTGTAAATCTGGCCGTCTGCCGCAACCTGCAAAAAGTAATCTGCATACTGAACATTCGGGCTGCGTGTCCAATAAGTGGTGGCCGCGCCATCATCGTCATAGCAGATTCGGCTCTGATTATCCGTCATGTAACTGATCGTTGTACCTTCATAAATATACGGCTCACTGTTCATGCTGGGGTTCAGTTCATATGCAGCCGGTATAAAGAAGTAACAATCCGCCGTCACAATTTCCTTGGATGTTCCGCCCGCACTGGATGTCACTTTTACCTGCTGGATCAACTGCTGCCATCCAATTGGCAAGGCATTCGGCAGCCGTTTGTCCAGGTAGGTGCGCAGCGTTGCTGCGGGCCAACCGCCATTGTTGTAATAGCTGCTGGTAATCGGCATCTTGCGTGCCAGCGTATTTTTCGCCAAAAACGTCATTGCGCAGCGCTTGTTTGTGTTATCGCTTAAATAATACTGCTTAAATCCGCACATCTCAAATTCGCGGGTTTCATGCGGCCATGCAGCCAGCTTCCGGCAGGCATTGTCGCCCAGATCTGCATACCAAACTTTCGCCCAGTACACATCACCCTTGGCAAACCGTTCATATTCTCCGTCATCTGCCTTGGCGCAACCAAACACCAGCGTTGCATTGGTCTGCGTAATTCGTCCACGGTTAATTTCGGTGTAAACAATGTCGTCACCGTAAATGTTAGCCGTATACACATGCAAGTTGTTTTCGCCCTTCTTGTGGCGCATTACCACCATGTCACGGGTTCCAACTGTGGCAGCTGTTGCGCTTTCGGTGCCCCAACTGATCTTGGCTCCATTGTTATTCCAAATGCGGATGCCGTTCATGCCGTTGGTTTCAAAACACTGCATCAGCACAGCATTGGCCGTATCGGTTGTGGTCATCCGGTAATCTACCGCCAGCACCCAGTCCCGATCTTCCTTCAACAGCTGCACACCGGTATCCACATAGTTGGTGCCATCAAAGGTCTTTTTCTCGTTAATCAAAACCTTCTCTTCAATGTCAGAGTAGCTAAAGTCGTTGCCCATCGTAATGGTCACAGCGTCCTTGGGGCTAACTACCTTATTCTCCATACCAACCTTTTTCATTGCGTAAATCTCAACCGGGCGCAAACTGCCAATCTCTTTGCCGTCAAAATAGCCAGAAGTATATTCGCAGCTGTCATATACCGCATTGATGTCCTTGTCTCCGTTCACATATCCGCCCTTGTCCCAATGGTCAAACAGGTAGAACTTATAGGCACCTTCCTCCGCCATGTAGGTCGGGGTATCGCCTTCATACAACACCATGCTGCCATAGGGGGCAACTGTTTTCTGCTTCTCCGCACCATTGTTCAGGTAGCGCACGGTATACTTCCGCACACTCTCGGTATATTTGGCTGTTACGGTCTGGTTGGTAAATACTGTAACAAACTCTGTGTCCCATCCAGCATAGATAAAGTCAGTGCTCACCGTGCTCTTCTTGGTAGGCTTCGGGATCGGCTTCTCCGCACGGGTCACAGGGTCAACAGCCTTACCACCCTTGTCAATGTACTGCACATCCAAAACTGTGCGCTCGTCATCATCATTCACAAAGGTCCAGGTAAACTGTTCCACCAGCGTGTTGTAGCTGATCTTCAAATCCGGCCACTGTGCATTAAACTCTGCCAGTTTCTTTTCACGCATAATGGGCACATGTACCTTGCCCTCCAGTACAGAGTGCTCGGTGTTATAGCCGTTCTCATCCAGGCCGGTCATCGTGTACAGCCGGTCAAGCAGCGCTGTATCCTCGCATTCCCAATCAAGGCCAGTCAGGCGCACGCGGTTCAAACCTGTGCATTTTTCCAACATAGCTTTCAGGTCAATGGTCGGGCAGCTTTCCACAACCAATGTGGTCAGGTTCTCATAGCCGTCAATCTTCAAATCGGTCAGGTGATTCAGGCTCTGTGCCGTCAGGCTCGCAATCGCAGGCAGTTCAGCCTTTTCAATCTTGCCACCCTTGGCAAACGCCACACCGGTAATACCGCTGCCGCCGGCATAAAAATCAATCAGGTTTACACATCCCGCCAAGCTGATGGATTTCTTCAGGTTTGGCACATTCTGCAAATTCAGGTGTTCCAGCAGCGTATTGTTGCCAACCGCAAAGTCGGTCATATTTGTGTTGCGGTAGCCTTCGGTACCGTTGCCAACCTTCAAGTCGGTCAATTTCGCACCATGGCTAAAATCAACATACCCAGGGTAGAACCCACTAATGTCGCCAATGCTCTGTATCAGGCTGGCATTATAAACATAAACCTCGGTATCGTTCATGGCTGCAATCGGGCACTCAATCGTGTAGGTCTGGCCGCGCTTACCGCGCATTTTTACCGGGTTGGAGCCATACAAAACACTCACATAGGTATCTGCATACGGGCGGATATGGAACGTGCCGTCCGGCTGCACACCTGTCCAGTTGGTCGGGGTATAGCCGCGGATCGTCATATCATCAGCCGTGCAGGTCGTACCGCTGTACTTGCTCGCAATATACTTTTCCTGGTACTTCTGGTACTGGCGGCGCTGGTGGCGTTTGTTGCCGTGCATCATCGGCAGGTAATTGGTCGTTCCATTGTCTTCATAGGTGCGGAAATATTTGCGCCGCATGTCCATGATCCAAAGCTTTTCGGGCTTCACATCCTGGTACGCCTCAATCTTGCGCAAAATACGGTTTGCACTCCAGGCCAAAGCGCTCTCCCGGTTCAGGTACATCTTCTGCAAGTCGTCCGCAAAAAGATCTCGCACCTTGCACCACAGTTTGCTGTCTGCCGCGTTAAACACGCTCTTGGTGCCAATGGTATCGGTGTCCTCATAGCCGTAAGTCAGTGTCAATCCGCCCTCATTGTCGTTGCCTTGGCAGGTATCGTTATCATAATCCATGCAAAAATCCCAATGGATCAGATCTTCTGTGTGGGGGAACACATTCTTGGCGCGGTTATCCACCATTGTATGGCGCTCTGTGAACAGATAAAAGAACAGCACACTATCCTTGATAAAGTGGTCCTCAAAGTGGGCCTTAAACTCTTCATCATCTGCATTTACTACCCAGGTCAGCAAGCTCTGCCAGGCATTCTTTGCCGCCTGTGTTTCTTCCTCGGTGCAGTTTTTGCTAATATAGCGGAACTCAAAACTGTGGTCGCCGTCCCAGGTTTCCTGGCTCAGATCATCACTCAAAAAGCGGGTCTGGGCATCGGTGTTGTTATCAATCTCAACAATAACTTCCTTGTGGTTTTCGGGGTCCATGCCCTGGGTGTCATTGTTCTTCTTGCTGTTGCCAATATCACCGCAGGCGTAAAAATGCCACTGGCCGTCCTTAAACACCGTCGCGTTCTCCACGTCCGTCTCCTGGATAAACACCACGCACGGGTAAAACGCCATCGTGTCGCGCACCTTCGGGTTCTCTTTCTTCGCCTTGCGGATATATGGGTTAAACGTGTTGTAATCATCTGCAATGCAGGCGTTATTTGCGTTTTCAGAGCTTGCAATATTTACCTTGATATTAAAATATTTCTCCGGGATACTGTCCTCGGTCAAGGCATAGGTGCTGCCGGTGCTGTCATTGCCAAACGTAAATCCGCCAGAACAGTTAATGTCAATGTTTCGGCCGCTCTCGCCATACGCATTGGAGCTGGTGCCCTGGCCTTTATGGCTGCCGGTTGCCGTCCAGTTATCCTCCACGGCGCGTCCGTTCTTGTAAATTTGCTGGATGGTGGTATCAGAAACTTCATTCTTCTTGCCGGTCGTAAAGGTCGGGGCGCTGATCTTGATAATGCGTAGATCCGGGCACTTCTCGGCCAAAAGGTCAGCATCCAGCTCGCCGCTCACATTGGTAATATCGTTGCGGTTATAGCGTTCAATCATCAGCTCGGCGTTCTTGGCATCCGCAATAAAGTTGTCCAGGATCTCATCGTCTGACAGCTCCATGCCGTAGGTTTTCATGCGGTATACCTGCACATCACAGTCCGCAGAGCCAATCGTAATGCCAACCGGGCTTGCCTGTGTAAAGTTGTCGCTTGCATCGTACAGTTCCACCTTACAGGGGATACCGTCGCACCATAGCACCATCTCTTTATACTTGCTGTCCGGCAAAATATTGAACTCAAACTCCAAAAAGTCATCTTCGCAAATCGGCAGCTCAATGCGGTTCTGCTGGCTGGTCAGGGTAATCTTCTGCGCCTGTACCGTCAAACCAACGTTGCCATTTGCGCAGGTTAGCGCCGTAGCATCGTAGTCTCGCACATTGGTGGTCTTAAACACCAGCTTAAAGTTCTTGCCCTTCTTTTTGGCATCGTCCGCAAACAGCTTATAATCCAGCGTGGCGGTAGTTCCGGCTTTCACGCAAAAGTAAGTATCGCCGTCCTCGTCAATCTGGTAGCCGCCATTGCTCCAGTCAAAGTTATCGCTTACCGTCATCGCGGTATTGCCATCGGTCCACAGGCGGTTTTCGTCCGCATTGGTTCGGCCAGCCGGGTTAAAGTCAAACATCAGGTTGGTTTTCACCGGCTCAATGTTAATACCCAGCTCGGTAATTTTTACATTGATGGTCTTTACCGTCTCGCCGCAGGTAATGGTCAACACATGGCTGCCAATCTCACTGCTCTTGTACGTCCAGGTCTGTTTGGTGCGTCCTACCGTCAGCTTGCTGGCAACAACGCCATCCACAGCCAGGGTCACATTGGTGTTGCTGCTGGCCGGATCATATACGGTATAGCTGATTGCAACATTGCTGTACTGCTTGGCACTGTAATCCAACACGGCGCAACTAATAATCGGGGTATTATTGCCCTCTTCCACCCACATAATATCGTGGCGCAGGGTGTTGCTTGTTACCTGTTTGCCATTGATCTCCGCCGTCATGCTCACTTCCAGCAGGTGGCTGCCGTGCTTCTGGGTGGGCAAATTGTAGGTCATCTGGCGGCCTGTCACTGCAGTGCTTGTTCCACCAATCGCCTTGCCATCCAACTTAAAGCTAATATTTTTGGCAATATTACCATACGGAGTAAACCGGTAAGTTACTTCGCCGGAATAAAAAAGAGAGTCATCAAAAATGCTCTCCAAATAAAACTCAACAACATTAACCGACCAGTTCTTGCTACCCACACTGCCCATGCTGTCCGTAACCTGCAGCCGCACGGTGTTGTCACCGCTGTGCAAGTATTGCGTCGCATCAAAGGTGTTCTTGCCCTGGATGATGGTCGTGGTTGCCACCTTGGTGTTGCCCACATACCAGTTACCAGTCGCATTGCCGGTGTCGTCGCCAGCATTGTCCACACTCGTAAACTTAAAGCCGATCAATGCACTGTCGCCCTGAACTACCGTCAGGCTGCTGTCACCAATTCGTTCAATGGTAATGGTGCTGGTTGCCTCACCGCCGCCACCGCCACCACCTTTAATGGTAACAACAGTCTTGGTTGTGCCGTCTTCCAACAGGCTCAAATGACCGTCATCACTGGTGTAAGTAATGTCGTACTCATGGCCGTTGCTGGGCTTAATATCTTTGATCTTTTCCTGGATTTCTGCAATATCGCTGTTTGCCGTATCCACACTGCCCTGCAAAGCTGTCACGGTATTCTTGGTCACAGTCAAATCATTGGTAAATCCATCCAGAGCAGTTTTGTCCGCCTTATCAGCCAGCAGTTTGTTGGTTGCTTCCTTATTATAATAATCACTCTGCAAGGTGTTCGGCAGGTCGCCCACACTATCCTGCAAAGCTTTTACGGCCTCGTTGTTGCTGGTCTTATATTCATCCAGTGCTGTGCTTACCGGGTTTACCGCCGCGCTGATCTTAGCATCCACCGTCTTGCCATATGCGGTCGTCCACTCTGCGCTGGGATCGGTGCTCAAGGTTACAGTTTTAATCACTGCATCTCCGTTATAAAATGTTAAAGCACGGGTGCCCGCATCATACGCACAGTTAAAAGCCGCCAATCCGTCAATCCCAGAAATCTTGCCTTCCAACAGTGTAACAAAGCCGTCCACTTCTTCCTTGTTATAATACTTGGCAAGCTCCGTGGTCAACTCAGTTTTCTTGGTGTAGTTGGTGTCAAGGTCACTCTGCAGCTCCTGTTTAATTCCTGCTGCCGCATTCTGGATCTTATTATCCACACCCGCCGCAGCGTTGGCTGCATCCTGGGCGCTGGCCTGTGCAGCACTGGCATAGCTGGAAGCCTGGCCAACCTTCTCGTCCATCAGGGCAACAAAGCTTGTGTACCAGTCGTTGTCCGGTTCCACCATCTTGGTGCCACTCAAAGCCTCCAAGATATTCAGCTCGCCGTCTGGTCGTGTGCGCCACATATAGGTCTCGCTGCGTTCATTTACACCGGTTGCAGTGATCTCAAAGCGCACTGTCCCCTTTTTGCTTGTCACATTATTTGTAATCAGCCAATAGAACCGGATCGTATCCTCGTTGTAGGTAACATTGATCGGCGTGGCATATGCTTCCTGTCCGTCCACATTCAGGTAATGTACCTGCAGCATCATCTGCATCAAATCAATGCCGTCATATCGCCGCGGCATCTTAAACGGGATCACCTGGCTGTTGGTTTCCTGGGTAATGTTGATCTGGCTCTCGTCCATCACAACATTTTTCATCTCGTCAATGCTCGAAAACGCATCGTCGTTATATTGGCTGTACCACAGATATTTTTCACTGCGGGTGTAGCCGCCGTCATCATTGGCCTGCGCCTGTGGCATATCAACTACCGCGGCCATGGGGGCAGCTTCAGCCTGCAATGCCACAGGCTCTGCTTTAGCCGCCATCTCAGCCGCCATCCGTTTCGACTCTTCAAAACTTAATGCCATGTTTTCCTCCTCCCCTTTCTATTTTCAAACAAACAATACAATATGGGCGTGGCACTTATCGCCATCGCTGTTCAGCTTCACGCGCCATTGGGTGTATGCTGTGGATGTGTTCAAAGCCTGCTGCTTGTATACAGCCTGCAGTCCGCTTCCGCTGTCCCACACGTCCGTCCAGTTGCTGCCGTCGTTACTGGCCTGTACCCACACTCGGTTAAGTCTATTTTCTGTTCCGGTCTTACTCACACTGACCACAACCCATGCGTGCTGGCAACCGCCAGTCGTCACCACGTTGCTGTAATGGTCGCCGTTGGTTGTGTCCTTATCAATCGTTGCAATTCGGCCTCCGGCTTTACCAGTCAAGTCGGCAATGCTTTCGCCGTTCACAATCTTGTCTTCTGTACAGCCAATTCCTTTGCGGAAATCGGCCAGGTTCACGCGCACTTCCGGTGCCCAAAAATTGCCGTCACTTTTGTATGCACCCTCGTCAATATTACGCAGCGCAAAATACTCGCTGTCGGTTCCAAAACCCATGTCATGGGCAAAGCCATAGCTGCGCCTGGTCAGGGTACCCTGCGTGCAGTTGCCATTCTTATCAATAAACTTCTTGTCGCTGGCCACATCATTAGCGGTTGCCGCATTGGTGGTATCATCCTCCAACAGGGCTTTGGCCGCCGTGCTTGCGGTTCCCCACAGCCACATCACATTATCGTAATAGCAGCCACTGTAAATATCGTTGGTTTTCTGGTTATCTGTGGCTACACACAGCCGGGTCACACCGTCCTTTTTCTGCACGGTCATCTTGGTGCTCTCGCGCTCGCCGCCCTGCAGCTGGGTCGTGGCAGAATAAGTCTTGATAGATCCTTTCACCAACTTGCCATCTACCCAGGCAGTTTTTCCTTCCAGGATAGATTTTTCATCCGCAGTGCCCGGCGTATTGCTGCCCAGTCCACTTGCGCTGATCGCACCGCCGCTGTAATAGCCGGCCTTGATCTGGTAGCTCTCGCCGTTGGCCAATTCTGCCGTTACATTGCCGTAATTCTGCATGGTGCCGGTTTTCAAGGTTTTGTTCTTGCTGTAAAATGTCTGTCCTGCCAGCACCTGGTCCGGCAAAGCAGTCGTGGCAGCCAGCTTGGAAGCCCCAATGCCGCTGCCGTTAGTAAAATTTACAATGTTTCTCCTCGTATCGTACTGAAAAATCACCCACTGCCCGGCACCAATCGCACCGTCGCCCAGCTTCTCTGTACCGCAGTAGGCATTGCTGGTCATGTCTTTGCCATTGATCACCAATCTGTGCCCGTCACTAAACGCCGTGGTAAAATATGCTTTGCCGTTGGCTGCGTTGCTGTAACTGCTGCCGCTCTTGCATGTCAGGGTATGGGTCCCGCCGCTGTAACTGTAGCTGTATTCATGGATCATCATGTCGGGGTCAAACTTGCCGTCAATGATGTAATTCACCGCTCCGGCATAGTGCTGTTCCAGTGCAGTAATCGCATGTTTCACATGGTTAATATCCGCCGCTTTAATAATGTATTTGCGCAGGCCGCTGTTCTGGTTCAGGTAATTGCTGGCCTCGGTATATTTGCCGTCTGCCAGGTACTTGGTGTACTGGGCTGCCGCTGCGGCATGGCCGCTGTCCAGGTCGGCATTGTCTTCAAACGTATCAATACCTTCCGGGAACTTTGTATAGGTATCTGCCATTGCTTATCACTCTCCTGTCTCATCTTTTACAGGGTACGGGTAATACGGGTAAAACCTCATCAGCGTCACATCCATCGTTCCCTGCCCCAAGCTCTTATCAATCTTTTTAATAATAAATTGCACGGCTGTCTTGCCGCCCATGTAACGCGGGCAGTATTCAACCTTGGTGTTCACATCCAGCCACGGCACCAGCAGCATCTTCACAGTAATGCTATCGGTCAATCGCGCCCGCTTCCATAGCTCGTATTCGGCCACATCCAAAATGCCGTCATCTGTGGTGTAATTATCGTATTCACCGCCGCTCAAAACCACATTGCGCCGTCCAATTCGTTCAATGCTGAACGGGCTGTTCAAAAACTGGTCGTCTTCCTCATATCCTTCAATATCCGGGTTGGCGGTACTCACAACCTCCAAATTCTGGCAGTTCTCGGTTTCTTTCAGCTTGTCCAGCTCTTCCTTGCTCGGTTTTGCATCTTTCAGCATCACCATGGCGTGCGGCTGTACCTGCCCATAAAAATAAAAGCGCCCTTTGCCGCCATTCTCATTCGGGGAATAATCGGCATCGTAGCGCACCACATATTGTACTTTTGGTTTCATGCAGTCCTGCTTGGCCTTTTTGTTGTTGCCGGCTTCATCTGTGCTGATGGTATACAGGCTTAAAACATCGGTCACAACCGCATCGCTGCTCTCTGTTGCTTTGGCGCTGATCTTTATCTGGTACCCTTTGTCGGCATCGTACAGGTCGGCCACATTGTCCGGCGGCGTAAACAAAATCAGCTTCTTACCGCTCAATGCCAATCCAACCACGTTTAATGTCATGGTTTTCTTTGTCGTGTCCACTACCAGGTCTGTGCAGCTCACATCCGGGCTTGCCGCAGCGCCAAACACTTCTACGCAGTTTCGCACTTCGCTGTAATCCACCGTTGCGTCTTCGCTGATGATCAAATCATTGAACACATCGGCATTCAGCACCAGCGGGTCATCCTCACAGCTTGGGATCTGCTGGCATTTGAACACATCATCCTCAAAAAATATTTCGAACGGGTAATACAAATCCCGCAACTGTGTCAAAATTGTCCACACACTGGTCGCCGCATCAAACTCCTGGTCATAAGGGATCGTTCGGTTCCAATATTCTACAAATACTTTGTTGATCCCCACTTCCTGTAATAGCTCCACCATCGCCCTGCGGATTCCGCCCCCGGCCTTAAACACGGTTTTAATACCTGTCAGCTGTCCGGCCAACGTGTCATTCAGCATTGCTGTCAGGTCCATACAGTTAATGGTCAGGCTCCGGGTCTGCGTGTCATAGTTGTATCCGTTCTGGCTGAACACATATACCCCCTGGCTGTACCAGATAATATCGTCCAGCATCGGGGTCTTCACACCAATGTAAATCCAAACGTACTTGTTCATCCACTCGCTCTCGCTGTACTGGCTGATCGCATGTTTTTCGTCAAGCACAATGGTCGAAGTGTACGTTCGCCGGATGTCCGCATCTGCATCTACGGAAATTCTTCCCTCGGTCGTAATGCCCTGCAAACTGTCAATCGTCTTCATCCGGTCGTTCAGCAGGTCAATGCGGGTGTACAGCTCAATGTTATGGGAGTATAAGGTTCGTATGTCTTCTGTGCTTGGCACATACATCGCGTATCAACTCCCTTCAATATCTTCTGCAATAAACCCGTTGCGGTACAAATCGGTGCTGCTCTCCAAGCTGCCAATCTCCACAAAATCAAACGCCACGGCAACCTTGTCATAATGGTCACTGTAGCTGATACTCGGCTGGTTAATAATGTTTGCCATCCAGCTGCGTCCGTCAAACAGCTTCAAAATCTTCGGCTTCTTGTTGGTACACCAGTCCACAAACTGCTTGCGGTACCGGGCACCGCCATCCCCGTCATAATCATCCGTGTCAAAACTGTATTTCAGCACAGTGGCCGTAAAATTGCCCTGCTCATAGTTCAGGTCGCTGCCGTAAATCACATACGGGTAACGGCTGCTCATAGTTTCCACCACACTGTTTGGCTGTGTTCTGGTTGTGCTGGTCACGCTGGCATCAAATAGCAGGTGGTAACTAATGTCTCCGTCCGTCAGCACCGCACCGTCAAAGCTGCTCAAAATCTTGTTCGTGAACATATCCTGCTCGGCATCGTCAATAATCGGCACAAACGCATACTCATACTCGGTGTTGCGCCCGTCTGCGTACCAATCAATGTGTACCCAGTTGTTCAGTTCTTTTTCCCATTCCTTCAGGGTTTCATCATTCACCGGGGTTGGCCGGTGCTTGGTCGCCAGGGTAATCCAGTTGTAGGTTCCAACTCGGCGTCGCTTTAACCGCATCTCGCTGATCTGTTCCGCTCGGTAGCGCAGGTTGCCGCCCAGGGTATCACCGTTAAAGGCCGCATAAATGGCCGTCTGGGCCTGCCATCCATTGTCCAGATTGTATTTTCCGTAATCCTTGTCGGCATCGCGGCTTAACAGCAGGTCGTCATAAACACCGTTCTGCAGCTTCAGCACATTCAGTGCCTCATTATAGGGCGGGTATGGCAAAATTGCATTCTGTCCCATCAAAATATCGGCTCCCACAATCATTCCACACCCCTCCTTTACTCCCAGTGCAGCTCAAACAGGCCGCCCTGGTTTTTCAAATACACCTTAAACCATCCAGTTGGCGCACTGGTTTTTACATTGCTCTGCAAACAGTATCCGCCGCAGGTCAGTTCCAGGTAATAACATGTTTTCTTTTCGTTCGTCTGGTAGTTGTAAGCATTGCTGCTGTAATCGTCCGCAATATCGCGCCGGCACAAAAACAGCTTCAAAGCATACGGATCTTCATCCATTGTCGGCATACTGATCCCGTTGCTCCGTTTGTTCCACAGCCCAATCAGCAGCTTGTTCCAGCGGTCGCTTCTCATGTTCAGCCCCAAGGCATAGCTGCTGTCCACCACGCTTCCTTCTTCCACATGGCTGCCCTGTACCTTAAATCCGTCTTTGAACGTCATGTCGGCCTTAACCGGGTCGGTGTCGTCCACCGTCAGGTCTACTGCCTGGTCCCCGGCCGATCCGCTCACATAGTGGTAGTCATCCTTGTTGTCGTTGCGGTCCTTGCCCTCAATCGTCACAACATAAGATTTTACCCAAATGCAGCCCTCTTCATAATGGTTTTCCAGCGCCACAGCCGCATAGCCGTCACCGCCCACATAGCCAATCAGCAGCTCACAAAATCCAGTGTCCAGCTTCATGCCGTGCTGGGTAATGCCCTGTGCTCTGGCGTAATAAGTCGTGTCATTGCGCAGGTTGCTGATGATATACGCCTTGTCCGGCACCCGCAGTGTCTCGCTGCTTTTCACCAGGCTCTTGCTGGCATCATACAGTTCAATCGTATATTCGTTCAGCTCTTCGCCCTGTGTGCTCTCGTATTGCACTGTAAACTCAAAAGCACTGTATTCAATGTTGGTTTTGTCCTTGGTACTGATCTCTTTGAACTTAAACACCGGTGTCTCCACACAATAAAACAGCAGAATGTCACTCCATTCGCTCCACGCACTGTCTTGGCCGCACACCCGTACTTTAATGCCAAACGCCGCGCTACTGTTTGTAATGCTGCTGGCCTTCAAAGTAAACTCGGATCTCTGGGTACTCACCTCACCGCTCTGGTAAGTTGGGCTGCCCAGTTCCTCTGCACTCATGGCATTGGCCCAAATTTGCGCCTCCACCTTGGTAATCACACCAATGTATCGGAACCGGAATGTATAATCTTTTGTCGCATCAAATGCTGATACGGTATATAATGCTGGTTTGCTCATCCTCCCGCCACTCCCCTCCCTCTCTAAATAACAAAAGCCGCCCAACCAATCAAGGTCAGGCGGTTATTCTTATCTTTCAATAATGCTATTGGCTTATGTTTATTTTACGCTTTCTTCCGGCTTATCCTTTGCTGCATCTACCGGTGTTTCCTCGGCCTTTTCTGCCGCAGCCTTCTTGGCCGCTTCCATCTCTTCCTGTATCGCGCTCTTGCGGATATTCTGCACATCACGCAGCAAGCTCTCCAAAATCAGTTCCACTGCATACGGCGGTAGCCCAACCTGGTTCACACCGTCACAAATGTAAGTCTTCAACTGTTCACATTTCAAATTAAAATTTTCCATCATAAAATCTCCTCGTCAAAATTAAACCAAAATGCCGCCAATAAACCGCAGCCCATGCTGTTTCAGCTTCACGTCTGTCACATACCCCTGCGCATTTTTCACAAGCTCAATGCCATAAATAAACGGTACGGCCTGGGTGCTTGCGCCAAGGGTGGTCACTTCTTTGCTGCCATCCCAACCAAGCGTTTGGCCGCCCCAGTTGGTTGTACCATCGTAAATGTAGAAACTAGGAATATTACTTCCAGTTTTATACAGCTGAATATTTCCGCGAGATTGGATTGTTGTAAAAGAAGACACAAGCATTCCGCTATCATCATTTTTTTGAGCTGTAATGGTGCCTGGGACATTGCCAAAGTAAATTTTATGTGTCATTAACTCACTGCTACTTAAATATGACGTTTCACTATTAGAATGGTCTACAAATGTAATATTAGTACCCGTCAAAGTACATCGATCCCTAAGCGAAAAATCGTCGGAATCAAGTGTTTGTCCGTAGTCATACATATTCAAAATTCCATACATTATTGTGTCATCTCTATAAGTTTCGCTATACCCATAAAGTTGTGATAGCATACGTTCTCCAGATTTAACAATAATAGAATTTTTATCAAGCGTTGTGACATACTGTCCATCTGTTGTATGAACTACTGAATTGTCTAGATCAAAATAAACACTTCCATCCTTTGAACTAATTTTGCCCGTTTTAATCAGGTCAGAGTTAATCTCGCCAGATTTAATATAAGTCGCATTAAAATACACATTCCCATCTTCAATAAACATACCCTGGTTTGCTCCATTATTGGTTAGCCGGTTAAAGATGTCCTCCTGCGTCAGCTTCTTATCAACCGCATCAATCACTTCGTCCTTGTTCGTGTAATTGTCTTTCTTGCCCCAATCGCCGGCATCATATGCCTCGCCTTTCGCCTTTGGTTTTCCACAAACAAGCACTTCTGCCCCCGTGTACCACAAATCACCTTCGTCATACGGCGGGTCGGGGTGTTCGTCCTTGCTGGCATCTGCCGTAAACACACGCCGCTTTCCATCCGCCGTATCCTGTGCCTTGCTGGCCGCCTCAAGTGCATTGGTTACATCTTTGTCCTGCACCAGCTCCCACTTGTAGCTGCCATCGTCACCTTTCATAAATCGGTATGCTTTGCCTGTCTCTGTGTTATAAAACAGGTCGTCCACATGTTTTTCTTTTTCTTCATCTGTCGTCCAGCTCTTGGCCGGCTCGTTATCCAGCGTAGGGTCATAGGCGTAAAAGTGCTGCTCGGCCTTGCTGTCAATCTGGTCCTGCATATCTTTCGTTACACCATCTACATAATTTTTCATGTCATCTTTGCTGGCGTAACTATCCTTTTTTACCCAATCGCTGGCATTATATTTGTCACTGGCCGTGCGTGCTACCGTACAAACCAGAATGTCTTCTCCATTAAACCACAAATCGCCCGTGTCATACGGCGGCTCCGGGTGTTCCCCCTTGCTGGCATCAGCCGTAAATACCTGGCGCTTACCATCTCCGGTGTCTTGTGCCTTGCTTGCGGCTTCCAGCGCATCCAGCGTCTCCTTATCTGTCACTTCTACCCAGCTGCCGGTTTTTGTTTCCTCGTTGTATGTCCACTGCCAACCTTTCTTGCTGTTGGTGTTATAAAACAAATCGCCGTTGTGCGCTTTCTTTGTGGTGTCGTCTTTCCAGCTCATAGCAGGCCAGTTCTCAAGCGTTGGGTCATAGTTATAAAAATACTGTTCAACCTTGCCGTCCACCTGTGCCTGCAGTTTATCAACCTTATTCACATAATCTTTCAGGTCTTCCTCAACCTTGTCCTGCTTCAACAGGTTCCGATCAATTTCATACGGCTTAATGTACAGCCGCTTAAAGTCATTCTGCGGGGCAATCACAGCCACAGCATCGTTCACCTGGAACAGCGCATTACTCGCAATGGTGTATTCCTTGCCAAAAGCCGCCACCACATAGCCGCTGTGGTCGTCCAGCACCTTCACAATTGTGCCAACAGCTGTACGGTCAAACTTGGCATTGCTAATCAGTCTCTCGCAGTAACGCTTCACCTCTTTTGCCAGGTCTTTCAGCCCCGCAATGGCATCATCCAATGTGTTCTTCGCCATAGCTTTTCCTCCAAAATAAAAAGCCGGGCAGCCACATAGGCCACCCGGTATATCGTCATCGTACTTATCGCTTAAACCAATATTTCTTTACATCTGATTTTTCATCATAAGATAATTCAATATACTTGATTTTCTCTCTTGGTATTGCAACAATCTGGTCATCTATTGTAACAAGTTCATGGCCATGGTCATCCGTCACAGTATACTCTGATAAGAACAGCATATTCTTTTCAGTTGCAAACCCTGCATAGTAGCCCTTAAACCCATTCTCGTCATTTGTTGCTACCATCATATAGGTGCCAAGCTCATAGTCAATAATATCTTCCCACACATCACTGCTTGGGGACCACTTGAATAATTTAAGCAGCACCCGTTTAACCTTTGTGCTTCTGCGTAAGATAGATAAAATTGCACCAAGAACACAGGCCACAATATACTGTAACTTCTTTGTCGGCACCACCTGCATAAGCAGAAAACTAATTATCACAGAATAAATCAAGTAGTGCTGCGGCAACTGTTTGTCAAGCAGCCGGTTGTAAACCCATAACATTAACACGCCGGGCACTACATACTGCAAAATGTCAGGTATCATAGCAACCAGTGCATTTAAGTATTGTGTTATCTCCATAAAATTACTTCTCTTTTTGGGCGTTTTTATCCTGCCAGGTTTCTTTGTTTTTATTTTCTTTGGCCTTATGGGCTTCCGGGGTAAAAGTAAACTCCGTGTTCGGCTTGTTTTGGCTCTCAGTCTTTGCCATCGGTACAACACTTCCTACTTTATTATAATAGGGTCATTATACCATACAAAAAGCCGGACAACAACAATCTGTTACCCGGTGTAAATTGACTTATAAAATTATCGCATTGCTCGTACAAGAGCATTAAATTCTTGTTCTGTTTTGGCAAATCGGTATGGAGCATACTCTCCATATGCTGTTGGTCTGCTAATCGTCACTAACTGTACGCCTTTATCGCCAACCGCAGCATTTAAGGCTCTTTTCACTTCAACAAGATGCTTGCCGTGAGTTGTTTTCAAAGCAATACAGCCATGAGCATATCTATCTTTCGCTACTAAATAGCACATGATTCATGACCTCCTTAAAAAGCAACAACCGCCATCTTACCTTATTGTATAAGGGACCTAACCGCTGATTCCTCTCGGTTGGTTTCCCTCTGTCCTGTTTGTAATTACCGCTTGCTGAACTCCTGCGCCATAATGGAGCCAATGTTCTGGTGCAAAATACGGCCAAAATTCTCAACGTCATTCACACCGTTCATCACAATGTTAATGTCGCCAATGTGTACGCCGCTGCTGCCAGCACTGGCCAACTCAGCGTTCACATTCCCCATCCGCTTCAAAATAGCACTCTCCACAAAAGCTTCCGGGTTAATTGCCGCGCTAAACAGCCGGCGGGTCAAATTCCCCGGCACAACGCCGTCCCCAACCTCCAGGCTGGTATAGCGCCCGGCTTCCGGCTGCCGTACAACAATCTCAGGTCCAGCCTCATCAACACGCGCACGTTCAAAGGCCGCAACGTTCATAATGCCGGTTGCATGGTTAGCGCGAGTGATCTCGTTTTTCTCCCATTGCAGCTCTTTCTTCTGCTTTTCAATCTCAGCATTATCTTCGTTGTACTTCTTTTCCACTACCTTAATTTGCAACTCAAGGTCTTCAACCTCTTTGGTCTTATCCTTAATCTGCTTCAAAACATCAACATAGTGGTTCTTAAAGTCCGTCAGCACATCCATGCGCTGGCCCAGGATTTTTTCTTCCCAGTCAGCCCCAAGCCGCGCTACGGTATTGATTCGGTTCTGCTCGGTTTCGTAAGCGTCCGCAACCTCTTCCCATTTGCTCTTATACTCTTCCAGCTGGTCAATCAGCTTCTTGTTCTGCTCGATCTGATCTTCCACATAGTCCGTCTGGCGCATGTTTTCCGTGTAATCAGAGGTGATTTTATCAATCATGCTCTGGTCCATGTTCAAGATCATCTGATCGGCATTGTCGCCGTACAGCTTGCGCAAAATCTCAAGGTTTTTGGCATTGGTATAAGCATTCTGGGCATCATCCAGCTTTTCTTTGTAATCGTTGTAAGCGTCAATCTTGTCCTGGTTGGCTTGCTTTTTGTCCTCCAGCTCTTTTTCCAGGGCCTCTTTTTCCTTGGTCAGCTTATCAATGGCGTCATTGTGCTCTTTATCGCGCAAGGCATCATTATAATCTTCTTCGGCGCTCTTAACAGCACTTTCGTCGGCTTCCCAAACAAAGCCCTTGCCCTCACGGTACACACGCACATTCTTGGCGGCCAATGCAGCATCCAGCGCAGCTTTCTTCTGTGCCAGGCTAATAGCCTCTTCCTGTGCATCGTTGGCTTCGTTCAGCTTATCAATCTCATCCTGCAGCGCATCAATCCGCGGTTGGTAACTGTCCTCCAATTCGTCATTGGCTTTTTCCAGCTCTTTAACCCGCTGCTCAATTACCCAGTTGGCACCATTGATGGCGGAATCCAGGTTGTCTTTATCCTTCTCCAGCTTTTCTTTCAGGTCATCCCACTGGTGTTCCAGCCGGTCAATTTCTTTGTCAATGCGGTTGGTTACAGTCTTAATAATACCATCCAGAACCGTCTGCTCTTTTTCCAGTTCCTTAATGACCTTTTCAATGGCCTCTTTCTGGTCTTCCAACACCTTTTTCTGTGCTTCATAGGTTTCCTTCAGCGCCTGGGCCTTCTTGTCCAATGCGTCAATCGCCGCACTTTGGGCATCGGTTGCGCCCTTGTTACTGCTCTTGCCGGATTTAGGCTGAGCACCACTAAAACCGCTAAGACCATAGCCATTCATTATGGCCAAACTCTTTTCAAGATCTTCAAGCTGTTTCTGGGCATCTTTAGCTTTGGTTTTCTCTTTTTCTAGATTTGAATTAAGTTGGTCTAGTTTGTTGTTAAACTCTGACGTATGACCAATCGGATATGAAAGGTTGTTCCAGTTAGAGTAGTCGGGGATACCAAACGGTGCGGCTTTATTATAATCATTTATCGCACTAATAGCGTTGTTACTATAAGGCGCGGAGCCAACTGACGGCATAGAACCAATGGCACCATATAACTCTTTCAGAATTTTAATTTCATTTTGATACTGTACAATACGATCATTTGTCTGCTGAATAGTTACTTTCGTGGAGTCAATCTGGCTTTGCGTTTGAGCAATCATGGCGCTCTTCATCGTGCCAAATTTGCCTTCCAAAATACTCTGGCTGATACTTACAACACCATTCTCAACTTCCATGTCGTTGATCAACTCAGGATAAACCGCCAATAATGCCTGTAAGGATTCACTGCTTAGGTGTCCTTGCTCGCCCATATCCTTAAAGGCGGATTCAAGAGCTTTGGTTTGTTTGTAACAGTTACTGGTGCTATCAGTAAAGTTAGAGAAGAAATTCTGTAAATCACCGGCTGCATCAAACTGCCAGTCATCATCGCTACCATGTAATGCTTGCAACTGGGCAATAAGTCCTTCAGTGCTAACACCATATTTATCTGCCAAGTCGGCAGCTTCTTTATAAGCTTCACTGCCTTCTTTAATCGCTTGCCCGCCATTGATAGCATTGTTCAGCGCTTTAACGCTGTCTTCGCCGTTAGCTACAGATTGCGTAAAGTCGTTGGTAGCTTGGGTAATGAGAGGAATATTTTTAATGTATAGATTCCAGAAATTCAAGAAAGCTTGCTCGTTATCCGACAAATTTTTAATACGTTCCTGGTATTTGCTCTTGTCGTCATCTGAAGCAAACTCATTTGGGGCATTATTGAGCAACGTATTCATCTCGGTGGTATAATCGTCGCCTATAGCTTTAATGTTTGTTCGTAAAACCTTACGCCAGTCTTCAAGATCTTTCTTTCGGGCGTCATATGCAAATTTTAGAATTTTATTATTTGCAAAATCTTGCTCAAGCTTCTTCTCTTCTTCAAATGTGGAAATATAGTCGTCCATCATTTCTTTTACTCGATCAGATTGATTTCCGTCATATGTTTCCGCATGATGATATCCTGGAGAATATAAATAAACGCCTTGGTTTTTATCCTGCTGCTCATACACCGCTTCACGGGTACTACGAGCATTTTCTTCAGCCGTCTGTTTTGCTAAATCCAAGTTAGTTTGTAGCTGTTTTCTCTGTTGCTCTAGCGCGTCGTAGCTTTTCTGGTCTACAATATCACCAGTGGTAGTGCTCCGGCACTCGTCCATCTTAGCCTTTAACTCGTCAACCTGCTTAGTCAGCTCTTCAACTTTCTGGGCAGCCTCCTCATGAGCCTGGCTCATTTCGGCAGCCTTATCGCGGGCATGCTCATACGGATGAACCCACTTCCCGTCTGCCCACTGAAGTACTTTACTAACTCCAGTTATTACGGCACCTACAGCTATGGCAATGGCAGCAGCCTTACCAATTCCCCATAACGTCTTCCCAAACGCTTTCGCCACGCTGGTAGCCGTCTTTGTGCTGGCCGTGTATACCTTCATCACGTCATCCAGATTGTTAGTGTTCCGCGCAACATCCTGGGCTATTTTGCTGGAATCTTTGAGGGCAGAATTGAAAATCTCAGCGCCTTTACCGGCAGCCTTTCCTTCCTCCGTTATGTTTTTCATCTGCTCAACATAACTTTGAAGTGCTGCCGTGTCTGCCGCCACCTGGTCATTACTCATAAAACCAGTAAGATTCCCAAACAATTCTTGTATCTTTTGTTGTGTAAATGACTACTGTGTGATATAATCATTACAAGGTTATAATTACTGTTTAGGAGGTTAAAAGTACATGGCAGTGAACGCTATAGATACTATATGCCCGCATTGCGGCTATATTCAAGTATATTTTAATCCAAGTAAATTTCCTATTTGCGAATGCTGCGGTTATGAAGATCCGGTTATTATTGATAACAACGACTTATTACAGCTTGAAAAAGAGCTTAAAGCTAAAGATCCTGATGCAAGCACCTATGAAGCTCTCCGCGAGAAATACGTTTATTCTAGTGAACACTTTAGCAAAAAAGCTTACAATGATATGTTCAAGTATGTTGAGGAGCGAAAACAAAAAATCCAAGAAGAATACGACCGTATTTGTCATACTCCCAAATGCCCCACCTGTGGCAGTACCGACCTGCGCAAAGTGTCCGTGGGTGCAAAGGCTGTGTCTGTGGGCCTGTTCGGTATCTTTAGCCAGAAAGTAAAAAAGACTTGGCATTGTAACAGCTGTGGATATGAATGGTAATGCTGCGTAGTGCGGTGTAGAAGGTGAATCTGTGTGTCGCATCAAGAACAACATTTTGTAGGAATGCACTACTGTGGTAGAGTTTATTATTCTGGTGAAGACGGAGGATATTCGGATTATCTTATTCCTTACTATGCACATGATGAGATTTACGATAATTATTCATCTCAGAATGTTGCAAAGTCAAAAGAAGCACATGCACCAGCTCCCTGTCCTGGCTGTAATATAGAATTAAAAAATACACATTCGCGTTGCGTATTTGAACACCGTCCGTATAATATCTGGGAATGTCCAAGGTGTGAAAGAAAATTTATATTTATAAAAGATGCTAATTGCCAAGGAGTAACTCATGACAGAAAAAGAACTGCAAGAGATTGATGCCCGCATTGCAGAACTGGAAGCGCAAAGCGACGAGTACGAGCGCCAAATCAAGGAGCTGGAAGAGAAAAAGTCGCAAGTAGATGAAAAAATTTCTGACCTAGAAACACAAGCAAGCACATATCGAGTTCTTAATTCTATCAATGATGTAACAGAAGAAAATTCGATGCAAGTTTTGTTATATAAAGATACTAGAACAACACCTATTATGAGCAAATTTTATGATTCCGATAAAAGTTTTTTAACAATCCCAGAATTTATGTACCCAAGAGCCTTCCTATTAGTTATAGCAAAATATCATTATGGTATACAATATATTGATTCCGGCATGACAATGACCGACTTAAAACAGGAAGGATGTTCTCCAGAAAGTCGTGTTAAAAAAATTGCCATGTCAGATCAAAAAACCAGAATGTCTGCCCTATACAAAGAATTATATAAAGTCATAACTAAACCAATAAACGCTGGAGATAAAATCCCGTTTGAATATCCCGTTCGTCTCGGTGGGCAAACATACAACAATCAAACTGGTTATGGCAGAACTTATTATGGTTATGACGAATACGAAGAAGGAACCTTGTATGGTGAAACTACAGGATTTGTTGTAATTGGTATAATCGGGAAAGACTGGCCTGCATATTAACATCCAACAATGTCAACCGCGTGTGTGTGAAGTGTAAGACGAGGTATTAAAGGTTGTATAACTCGCTTTCTCCTGCAAAAGCAACGGTCGCAGATGTTAATATTATTTCATGGCTTGCCACAGCAGAATCAGCCCGGTAATTTGTAGCGCAGAACTAATAATAATTAGTAACGTATTCCACAATGCGGCATTCTTGGCCATCCTTACCAAATCCTTTAGCGCCGCCATCTGGAAAGTAATTTCACGTTCACTTATCATGCTATACTCCTTGCTGCTATAATGCAACTCACAAAAAACACTGCCGATTCTATAAAATATGCGTAGCTGACTATAGTAAGACAATTCAATACATCAAGTTGTTTCCCTACTTTGTATCCAGCTTCTAAAACTTCTTCATACAGTCTGTTATTCGTAGAATCACCCAACTATCTCTGATACTGATATGGTGGAATCGCAACAAAAGTGGCTACCGATTCAATCGTTGCTCTTTTAGAAAAAACCGGTGTCTTAAATTTTGAAGATTGATGGCAAGCCTTCCTTCAGTTCTTTAGCGAACTGTTCAATATCCTGCGTATTGTTATTGGTGTTTTTCTGTCCCTGTAACTCTTTGATCAGCGTCGCAATCTCTTTCGCATTGCCGGTAATTTGAACTGTCATAAAATCACCTCTTTCTCCTATTTCCCTAAAATAAGTAAAAGCCCCGGCCATTAAAGGTCAGGGCTTATCTTTATATATTATTCTGGTGGCCACTCCATCCGCAGTGTTATAATTCCGTCATGAGAATGTAGACTAAAGTTACAACATTTAATGATGTCTAACCCAATTAAGAAATCGAAATCTTCTTCTGGATCATGGAATGTCCCTAGTTGAACACTTGTAACTGGAATAGTCTCGCATATTTCTAATGTCGTATTATACACATCCCCGCATTCTTTGCCACTAACACCATGATATGTTTTTAGCCCCATAGAGGTCAACTTTAGCTCTTTAGCTAAACGTTCAGATATGGCACTAGACGAAGAGCCGGTATCTAAGATCCCATTACCACGCCAAATACGGCCAGTCCCATCGTTATATGGCGTACTGATTGCTACCCATAAAAATTTAGTATCGCCTATTGTGTAATCAATGGTAAAACTAGCCATTATCTTAATTACCTCTCGTATTTTATGTTGATAATATGCTGTTCAAATTTTTGTTTCATACTAGGCACTTCGTACCACACAGAACCTCGTATGGTACACTTCTCCATAGGAATATTCCGGTGGTTGCATTCTGTTGCAATAACTTTTTGATTGTATACAATAATGGATTTACCACCGTATTTTTCTCGCAAATCTTTTTTATGCTTTTTAATCCAATGAACATTACGCTTAACGTCTAGCCATTCTTTTGTTTTTTTTATTATACCATTCAACCACTTCACTTTCAACTCATCTCCTCAAAAAACCACCTTCATAAATATATTTTTATAACCTTCTTACGGCTTTCCCGTAATGTTCTGACTGTCTTTCTTCCCGTCTGGTTTTCACCATGGAATAGGGCTACCCATACAGTCGATGAACCAAAACACCAAAGTTCACACATCTTCTTCTGCGCACATCCCTGTACGCGGTATCTTGGCTGCTGATTAAGCATTGTTTACGCGGGTTAGCACCACCCCGTAGGGGCGGCTTTTCTCTCAGCATACCGCATCCGCATACTTGTTTCTGCCTTTCGGCTCCATAGTGTTCCATTACCGGCTCACTATGGCTATGCGGCTCTTAGCCTTTCCCAGCAATTTGGGTATTTAATTATTTGGCACCTGCATCCTACACAACTATTCCCCTTGTGTAAACGGGCATACAATTTACCACTGGTGCCTTTGTTTTTAATAAGTGACGTTACAAGCCCTGTACTAATACCAGTTAGTGCAGTTGGAATTAGTCCAAAATTGTCAACAAGCTTCACAGCTTCATCAGCAAGATTGGCAATATGTGTTGCTAATTCAATAAAGAATTTTATCAGATCGCTATCCAGCACATCCTTGGAAAGTTTTTCAAATGCTGCTGTGAACTGTGAGATTTTACCATTGATGCTATCAAGGTAAGTCTCGTTTTCTTTTGTGGCGCTGCCGGCAGATTCAGCGGCAGTCTTGGCGGCATTCTGTGCGTCCTTCCAGTTGTCCAGCATACCGGAAACAACGTTAGCGCGGTTCTTGCCAGCAACCTGTTCCAACAGGGATGCTTTGTCAACGTCGTTCATTTCTTTCCAGACGTTGGCAATGCCTTCCATGATTTCATAGGTGGACTTAAAATCCCCGCTCTTGGTCAGGATATCAAATCCGCCCTTACCGTCAACATTGGTTAATGCCTTAATCTGGTCACGCAGTTTAGAGGTGCTTACTGCTACATCATCAGTGCTTTCGCCCATCTGTTCAAGATCGGTCTTTGCGCCACGGATGCGCAGTGACAATACTTTCAGCGCATTACCTACCGATTCAGGGTCCTGCGCAACATCATTGGCAGCCACAATCATACCAATACTCTGATCCAACGTGTTCCCTGCGGTATGCAAGGCGGATGCCGAGCGCTGTAGCGCACTACCAACTCCAGCCGAGGAGATGGCATAATTATTCAAGCTGTTACTTTCACGGATCAACCGTTACTGACCGTAAACAATACGGCGGGTAGTCATTTCTGGCTACCTCTCATGTTTCAAGTGTTAGGTTATAGCATGAGTTCGGACTGTATATTACCGATGTCTTATCGGAACTTACTTCAACATACCTGTTGCCAGGTATATCCTGCAGTCTCTAGGGATTTATAGAATTTAACGATTTTATCTTCAACTTGTTCCGCAGTTAAAGTGTATGGCAATCTTAACAACGGAATTTTATTATGTTTTCGTTTGTTAGAGATTGTTCCTTTAATAAACTGACCTTTGTTATTTCTTGTACACATAAAAAAATAACCTCCCTATTGCCATACAGGAAGTTATCGTTAAATTCCATATCTTTCCTCGGTCTTGGGTGCCTCCACCCTTTAACCGATATAGTAAATTTGGGGCAATGTTGTTTACCCACCTCATTAAATTTATCAACAATGCTGGTTACATCTTTCGCTTCAACGCCAAACGCTTTCATTGTGGAAATGATAGATTCACTAGCGTCATTGACACTAGAAATTCCCGTTTTGTTACTCTTCCTTTTTATAAAAAAGAAGGGGCAGGTCATTTCTGCCTACCTCTACAGTTTTATTGTTAGATTATAGCTGTAGACCAGATCATATCTTCACCCTTATCATCAGGGTGGTTAGCGTTCGCTTAATCGTTACCTTTTAAGCTGTGATCGTTACGGATTCTGAATGTAATATTTTGTACCACTCTTCAAAAGTCGATAAAATTCTCCTATTTTTTTTACATTCAGTCTTGTCCTCGGAATTGCCCATCTCTGGGGTTTTCCCGATAAAAGCTAACTTTATTACCCGTATATTACTATACGGGAGGACTGTTTTGTTAATCCCCCACATGTTGGTACAGGACGGCCGCGTCAGCCAATTCTTTGGAATCTTTCAAATTGTAACCTAACCGTGCAAAATCAGCACTGGCCGTTACAATATCGCTAATAGAAGCGCCCAGATTCTTTGCTCGCGTACCGGCATCATCCAAAAACGCATCGTATGTATTATCGGTTTCGTTTGTAACCTTTTTCAGCTCGGTCATGGCAGAATCAATATTCACCACGTTTTGGTAAATCTGTCGTAACCCTTGCTCAACCATGTTAATTACCTGGCTAGCAAACTGACTCTTGATATTTGTCTCAAACAGCTTTTTGAACTTCATCGCCAGCGTGTCAGTCTCAAGGCCAGCATCCTGTACTGCTTTTTTCAGTTCTGCAAATTCCTTGGATGCTTTGCTTGCATATTCCTGGCCGTTTTGCTGTGTGATCTTCCCGGATTTTAGCAATTCCTGGTAGCGTTCAATATACTCAAGATATCGTGCATATATCGCAGGATCAGTTGTAATTTTAGAGTTATTAGACAAATACCTCTGTGCTGTATACAAAGAATTAGAAACACTCTTAATATAAGTGTTCACATCACGCTGAGATTTAAGGTTGCCATTAAACTTATCAGCTTCCGCCTTTGTTTCGCCAATCTTTGTTTTAACAGCGTTCAACGCATCAGAGACACTTTCAATCGGTGTTTTGGCATTTTCAAACTGCTTGGCCATCGCAGCAATAAAAGTTGGAACGTCAGCCGCAGATTTAACCTTTTCGGCTTCTTCAACCATTTTTTTAAGAGCACTTTCAGTTTGCTGATAATCGTCTCTCTGTTTAAATCCCTTATTGCCAGCGCTCCGCTGTAAAGCCGTTAGCATCGTCTGGTAGTTTGCCAAAAAGTCCTTAATCTGCTCAAACTGGCGCTCATTACTTTTAACGCTATTATCAGCCATGGTGTCATTGGCTGTATTTACTGCTGTTGTAAAATTTTTAGCAGCAGATGCGCAATTATTCATAGCGATTTTAAGCTTGTCAAAGTTTTCGGAACTCCAGTCTTTTTCATACTCTTTTCTGGCTTTTTCTAAAGCTGTTTGAGTCTCTTTGAATTCTTCTCGCAAACGAGTAATTTTTGCGCTTTCTGTACCATTTACGTCTAGCTTCGAAGCCTTAGAGATGCTGGCGGCAGGATCAATTTTAGAAAGCTCTTGTAACTGAGCTGTCTGGGTTTTAATGTCTGCAATATCTTTTTCTGCTGCCCTTATTGCAGTTTGAAGAACGTCTGCATTCCTATCCCCGCCTTCTTTATCAAGGCGAGCAATAATCTCTAAAACGTATGAAAGATCGGCAGAAAGTTTTTTTACTGAATTATCATAATTTTCAGTCGTTTTATTGTCGAATTGAAATTTAGCAGCCTCATCGTATGCCTGAGTAAACTCGGCCCATTTGGCCACATTAGTCAGCAAGGCATTTGTACTTTCCGATTCTTCATTGGCTACTTGCGCCGCTGCCTTAGCTGCTTCCTGGGTTTCCTTATTGACCTGCTTTACGCCTTCCGCCATCTCGGTAGTTCGGCTAACAATGTCTGCCCATGTTGTTGCGGCTTTTTCGCTGCCATTATAAAAGGCAGTAATGTCGTCGTTCAATTCGGCAAATTGCTTGGTGTAACTATCTTTTACAGCGCCGTCCGGCATCTGCTTGATCATAGAGCCAATATTGCCGGTCTTCATTGCCAGCGATGTCACTCGGTCGTTGTTGGGGCTGGTTTGTAGCATCGCGTCCTTGCGGATCTTAGTGGAGATTTTCTTAATCTGCTCATCAACAGAGTTGTTAATCAGCTCCGCAAACTGGTCCATGTTTACCTCGTCGGTCATGGTTTTCAGTTTGGCAAGGTCCGTCATGCTGTCCGTAATGCTCTTGGCTGCATTCGTTAGGCTATTAAATACGGCAGTAATTTCCGCAAAGCCATTCACAATGTCAGTCTTGGCCTTTTTAGCATCGACTGTACTTTGCTGTGCCTTGGCAAGTTTTGCATCAAGGCCGCTGGTATCTTTCAGCGTAGCCAGTGCCTGACTCAATGCTTCATCCAGTGTTGCCTTAAATCGCTGGGTGGCTTCTGCTACTGCTGCATCAACTTTCGGCGTCACCGTCTTGCCGTTTTCATCTTTCGGCAGTTTAACGCTGTTGATGGCACTCAGCTCACCAATGGACTTCTTATAAAAATCAACGATGTTGTTGATAAAGTTTCCAAGCTTGCGGTAAGTTGTTGCATTCTTGCTGCCATCAATCTCTGCCACTTTGTCCAGGTTTTCCTGTAACCCTGCTGCAATGTTAGCATAACTGGTAAACAGCCGCTTCAATCGGTTCCCGGCGTTCACAAGGGTCTTTACACTAGCATCAATCGTGCCGCTGGCCTGCGCAGCTTCGCTCAGCGCGGTGGTAGCCCGGCCAACCTTTTCGCCGGCATTATTCAGGGTCGCACCAACAGTTTCCATCTGGGCAGAAAGCTCCTGTGCAGCGCTCTGTTGCTGTTTTGCCGCATCAGCCGTTGTAGTCGCTGTACGCTCGCCAGTGGTTTTATAAGCCAGAATAATAGCGTTTACTTCATCAGATGCCGCAATAATCTGCGCTGCTTTTTCAGCAAACCCATTTGTCGCAGCGCCAATCTTGGCAAACTTGGTAAACACCGTGTGGATCTGGGTGCTGGCCTCGTTCGCTTTTGTAACACTGGCGGCCACATCATCCATGCTGGCAGTCTCAGCAGTGGCTTTCTTTCCACGCTTGGCCTTGGTTACGGTTCCGTTCATAATGCCAGCATTGGTCTTTATGTCAGCCAGGGATTCACTATACTGCTTAAAAGTATTGTTTAGGGCAATCGCAGCCTCAATCATGGGGCGGGTCGCTTCTTTTGCTCCGTCTGCACTGGTAGCCGCTGTTTTCAATTCGGTCGTAATGGTGCTAATTGAATTACTGGCATTGGTGATAGCATTTTTAACCGCGTCCGCCGCTTTTTCTGCGTTCAATACCAACTGTTGCAGCTTTACAGTTTCATCAACCTCGGTAGTATCCACTTTCTGCGTCTTTTTGCCGCCGCGCTTTCCTTTAGCCGTTTTATCTTCCTTGGTTAAGCTGGTCAAAAAGGCCGTCGAGATTGCCAAAGTTTTATTGATGCTCTCAATGGCCGCATTAAATTCAGCAGCTTTTGTTTTGGTCGCTTCAAGTTCCGAATTGCTCTTCACTACAGAATCAACAAATGTAGAAACATTATCCAGAACAGTTTTTACTTTGCTCGGATCGATCGCAGAAAGTGTTTCCATCAGCATCTTGGCATCTTCAGTTTGGCCTTTGCCGTCAGGAATGCCAGTAGCCTCAGATCTCAGTTCTGAAATTTTTTTTGCAAGTTGTTCTTTCTGTTCAACCAAAGTTTGGAGTTCTTTGATACTTTTTTGGGTTTCTGTGTAAATGCTTTGCTCGGCTTTTACCGTGGCTTCTTTCGCAGCAGTAATATCCCTTTGCTTTTGCGCCATCGTATCGAGCTGAGAAATAATAGTTTCAGTTGTGTTTTTTAAGCGCTCTTCAGTGTCCGCATCGTCAATATCAACTTTTAACTTTACGTCATTACTTCCCTGCTCGTCATTGCCAAGCATTTTATTTTTTAGCGCTTCTTTGCGTTGTTCGATTGCTTCCTTAACCTTATCAAGCGGCTCTGTTACGTTGGCCAGCATTTTTTCTTTTACGTTATCCGGCAAAATACCAATAGTGGAAGCGATTTCTACAATCACCGTTTGAAGCTCTTTAACGCCTTTTTCTACATCTTTTGTCGTAGATGCTTTATTGGTTATTTTTTCAATCGCCGCATAATAATCCTCAAAAAGTTTAGATATTGTATTTACATATTGATTATAGGCGTTACTTAATTCATTTTCAGAATCATCAGAAGCAGCGGTGATTATAGATTTGAACTTTTTACTTAGAGCATTTTTTATTTTTTCATCTGGGATCTCGGCATCAATCCAGGCATCAATGTCGCCACTGTAGTCACCTTCAACATCAAATAAATAACTGAACGTATCAAATATACTACCAGCGCCACTTTCTCCTTGGAATTCGGCAACAGCTTTTCGGATGGCATCTTTCCCTTTTCCGATACTATCACTAATAAGATTAAACCCAGTCAGAATATCCTCTGATGCTTTTTCTGAACTCTTTCCAATACCAATATCAAACGCGTCATCGTCTGTCATTAAATTAAGTAACTCTTTTTGAACTTCAGGGAATTTCTGATCTACAGTGAACTCAGCGTCATCTTTTTTATTGTTTTTTTTACTTCCAGTGTCGGCAGCCCTGTTTTTCTCTTTAATAAGGTTATTAACATCAGAAATTTCTTTCTCCAGCTGCTCCCATTCCTGTTGTTCTGCGCGGAGCTGACGGATGGTAAGATCCCTGTTGGACATTTTCCGCAGTTCATTTTCCTGCGCTGCGGTCAATGCAGTTTCATTTCTTAACTTATTTTGAGCGGCAACCTGTCCTTGAATCGCGTTAGTAATTTCTTTGCGTTCCTGTGCATTTCTTGCCAACAGATTCACGTTAGAAATAAGCGCTGCCTGTTCTCGTTTTTGCGCCTGCTCAATAACTGTGGCTGCCTGCTGGGCACTTTTCGCATAGTCGTCAATGGCTTTCATAGTATTGGCCATTGCTTTTTCCAGCGTCCCGGAAATGGTTTTGCTGATGCTCTTTAGCTGTGTCTTTAGGTTTGTATCGCCAATCTGTACATTGAACTTTTTCTTTTTCGCAATCTCATCCAGTTTCCCCTGCACACTACCGCCGTCAGGTTCAACTTTTACCTTAATACTTAAATCTTCCGCCATATACTTTCCCCCTTACGGTTCGGCTCAAGCCTTCAAAGGCCGATTCTTTTCAAATCAGCCACTCAAGACAAGAGCCGAAGCTCTCGTCGCGTTAGTTATCAGGGAACTGCTCTTTTATGGCTTTCACAATCTCTCCATGTACGGCGCTGTTCCCATCTGCGATTTCTTTTGCCGTGTTTGCCACAAACGGGCGCGGGTGTAAATAGGCCGCATCAGGTGGCGACCCCCAAATGTTTTTCACATCGCCCTTCTCCACCATCTCAGCAAGCGGTGTATTGGTGCCGGTTTTGTACTGCCCACCAACGGCTGATTCATTCGGCACACCAATATCCTTTACCGTAAGCACATGCTCTCTCACGCTGCTCACCACGCTTCTGTCGGCTTCCAATGCCCCTTCGCCCTGGCCGCGGCGCTCATATACTTTTGGCTGGTATACATCCAGTACATCTTCCTGGATATGCTTCTTCAAACAATTCTCCACAGCCGTTTTCGTCCCGCCATTCAGTGCCAGGTTAATTCGCCGCTGCAGTTCCAGTTCCAGCCCTTTCTGTGTGCTTACCGTCTTGGCCATTTAACTCTCCTTGCCGTTCACAACCTCAATCTTCACGGGTGGTTTCTTTGCGGGCTGCTCTCCTTCGCGCACTTTCTTTACCAGATCAGCCAAAAATTCCTGGTCTCCCAACTGGCTCAAATTCCCTGCAATCTCTGCAAAGGCGTCTGCAATCCGGTCAAGCGGGTCCGGGTGGTTGATCGCATCAAATACCTTCATGTATTTTTCTTTCCGGTCTTTCATCTCGGCTTCACATGCCTCATAAAGTCCCGCTGTAACCACCGCAATATCCGGGTCTTCCACAATCTCAACGCCCTGTCGGCTGTAAACAAAGTCGCACATCTCATCTGTGTCCATCTTGTCCAGCTCCGCTTCCGGGGCAAAAAAGGTAATCACCGCAATGCGCCAGGCATAATCAAACAGCGCGTAATACTGCTTGCCGTCCTTCTCGCACATGTCGCAAACAAAATCCACAAATCGGATTCTGTCGCCCACACGGATGTTCTTCTTAATTTCCATAAAAAACTCCTTACAAAAAAATAAAAGCCCGCCCCATCTTTCAGGGGCAGGCCGGTTTATAGCGTGTCGTAATCAATCCACCCGCCACGCCGTTTACGGTACACAATCCAGCGCAAATGCTCGTCCGGGTATAAATACTCAAACATCTTCCGCTTCATCAGTGCCACAGTATCCGGGCACCCTTTGGTGTCAATTACCTCTGTCGTGCCGTCTTTATACTTCAACCAAAAATCAGCCACATAGTTAATGGCTCGCACCGTCTCCATTCTTCCCCCACGTTCCTTGCGGTACTTTGGCTGTAACTCATAGGGTCTCTGCAGCTGATAGTCCACAATCTCTCCGCTGGCAACCCCCGGCAGCACAACATCCTTGTAATATTTCATCTCGAGTTCAGAGTCAAACACAATCCCGTCATAGGTGCGTTTGCTCTTGTCACGGCTCACATTGTACTTGCTTCGTCCGCTTACTTGCACAACTCAATCTTCCCGTCTGCAATCTTAAATTTGATCATATCGCCCACGGCATAGCCGTCTTTCACCGGCACCTGGTAGCCGTGCCCGTCACATTCAAAACCCATGTACCCGCGTTCCTTGTTGCAGTACACAACCACGCCCTTCAGCGGGCGCACCTGACGCTTCAGGGGCACTTTAGGCGGGGCAGCAGTTTCAACAGGTTCAATCTTCACATCGGCAATACCGCCGGTATCCTTGTCTTCCATGCACGCTACTCCTTTCGCGTTCTAAAAATGGAGGAGCTTTTCGCTCCCCCACGGATCAAACATCACAATTCAAACCTATATATAATAAGGTAGGAATTTGCGTTGATCACTCCATAAAGTTCATGCTGTAAATGTCGCCGTCCTGATTGGCCATGCAGTCAAAGGTGATAGAAACAGTGGTCGGATCACCAGTGTTCTGAAAAGCCAGGCTGAAACTTGCCTGCGGCTGAGCCTTGTAGTAAACCAGCTCACACTGCACAATCTCGTCGTCCTCGGTCTTGAACGGCATCATACCGTGGACCTCAAAGGCACGCGGGAATGTGTCAGAATCAAACTTGACAGTCTGAACACCATCATTCTTGTCGTAGAAATAGTAGGCAACATAGTTCTTGCCGTCCTGCAGGCCAGCACCAGTAACCTTCTTGTCGTTGGTGGTAAGATCACTGATCTCAGTACCGGCGTCGTCAGAAACAGCAAAAACCTGCACAGTGCCGGCCTTCGGGGTCTCACTCAGTTCAATGCCGTCAGTGGTAGCGGTCAGTACCTCGCGCTTCATAATCTTTGCAACCTTACCAATGTCCTGGCCGCTCAGCAGGGCAAACAGCTTAACAGGCATGATCTGGGTGTCAACTTTCAGGGTGCCTGCACGCTCGCTATCAAAGCCAACACGGTTCGGTGCGCCCTGGCCGCCCTTTGCAAACGTGCGGTTTGCGGTAAAGTCAGTGGTGGTCACGTTGGCAAAATCAATGGGCAGAAAAACTTTCTTGGTCTTGTAATCAAGCAGAACCAGATCAGCAACTTCACGGTTCGCCATATTCGGATTTACAGCCATATCTTATTCCTCCGTTATCATTTATCAGTCTCCATGTGTTTGTACCATCCGCCAAGGTCGTTCTCGCCACCCCATACGGCATAGTTCATGTCATGGATCTCATTTTGTTTTTTTATGTTCTGACGGTTAAAAGTGTCATGTACCTGGTACACCGTCAAATCATAAATATTCGTATAATTCAGGCTGTTATGGTTTGTCGCCAGCGCAGAGATGATGTTCCCCAACTCCAAATCAGGGTTACTCTTATGCTCTTTTCGTTTCGATTTTTCATATTCAGCCTTTTTCTTTTGGAATCGTTCATAAAACTTGCGGGCAGCCTCATTTTTGAACTTCAAGTTTTCCTCCCGCTTCTGGTCTATGTACGCGGTTTGCAGGCAAATGTCGCAAATCTCTGCCCAGTTATCTCGCGTTATGGAACCATCAATCAGGATCTTATCGTCCGCCTCAGTTTTATTCACCAGCACAGCATGGTGCGCTTCATCATATTCAAGCGGCGCATCAATAAAAAAGGCCAGTGCGGCAATCATCTCCGCCTGGCTTTCTTTGCTCATACTTAATAAATCAAAGGTGTTAATGGTGGCTTTTTCCTCATCGCTCAAAGCTTCATACGGGTTCTCCTGGCCTGTTACCTTGGCAATGTCTTCAAACATCGCCTGCGGTGTCAGCAGCAAGGTACTTAGCGCAAACTGATAGCTCATATAGCCGCGTTTGTTAATGTCGCTCAGTCGTGGCGAGTGTACTCTGCCCACATTTTTCACCATAAAACCTTCGGGGTTCAGCAGTTCATAGTACGGTACTTTCACTTTGCGCCACCCATCTTGCGGTTGAACGCCATCACCTCGTATGTAATGCAGCGGCCGTAATAATTATTATTCGGCTTGTATACATCGTTGTTCAATAACCGTACCTTCCCAATTCCAAAATCTTCGCTGCCGTTCAGCAAACGGTCAACGTTCATGGCCAACACATCGGCCTTCGTCCCCAGCACGCCGGGGTGTCGGTAACTCTTCATTACCTTCTTATTGCAATAGGCAAAAATGTACAGGTACACTCTGTATGCCGTATCGCTCGGTGCCTTAGCCACTACAGTCTCCATGCACAGGTAGGTATCCGCCGTTTCATTGATCTCCGGCACATACTCAAACTCGTAAATATGTCCGGTACTAATGCTCTTATCGCCCAGTAGCATCTCGTCCGTGTCAGTATCATTGTCCACGGGGCCAAGCAGCAGGTTAATAATGGTGTCGTCATGTGCCAGCAGGGCGGCTACTTTGTGTTTGTATTCTCCCAGCTCACTCAGGTTCATACGTCCACCACCTTCACTGCAATGCTGTCTGTGCTCTTGCCGTCCGGTGCCACAACCGTCAATTTCACGGTGGCTCCATTCAGCACGGCATTATCCTCTGCGCATACCCGGCAGCTGTCCCCAGTTACCCGGTTCCACTGCACACTGTTGGCAAGGTATACCTTTGTTTCAAGTGCTTTATCATCAACGCTCAGGCTCCAGGTGCATCCCGGCAGCGGCTTGCCATCAATCGTGGCCTTAAAAATCTTGCCGCGCCCGCAAATGCGCACTTTGGGTTCGCCCGCGTATTTAATAATCACTTCGCCGTCCTCAGGTGCCTGCTTTACCTCCTGGTAATCGCATAGCATCTTTTCGGCGTTATCCTGTTCTTCTACATGCTGGTCTTGTTCAAGGTTCAAAACCAAAAATCCCGTCTGGGCATCATTCCAGTCGTAGCGTTCTGTCATAGCGTCCACACAGGTCACACGGTAAGTTTTAGGCTTGCCGTTAATCTGCTCCATCATCAGGCGTTTCCCCACATCCAGCAAAGCCGATTCCTCATCATACGGTATTTTCACCTGGAATTCGCGGCTGGAAATGGTCATGTATACATCTTCGTTCAGGTTGGAAAAATACGGCTTGTCCACAACCGCCCACCGGGTAATAATTTCCCCGGTCTCATGGTTCTGCCACTGGATGCTCCGGTTACACAGCTCAATTTTACCGCGCACGGTTATTTCATCGTCCGCATCGCGCTCTGTAATCAGCCAATGGCTTTTACTAAACAGCATGATTTTTCCAATCTCAAAGTTGTCGCCCGGCATTGTGCGTATAATCTTCTGGTTTGTCACCGTGCTGCTAATAATCATCATGTGGTGGGGTACCCCCTCAATCTCTACCTCTTTATAGGCAGGGGAGTCAGGCCCCATTCTTAGCGTGTCCCGTTTGCTCTTTTCAACCATCCGGTCACGCCGCGTACTTCCGTGCCTGCCAAGCATAGCAGCATATGTCTCATAGTTCATACGCTACCACCTCACTCAGTCAAACTCGAAATTTCCCCATTGCGGAAAGAGTACAGGTTAATCTCCTTCATCTGCTGCCGCTCTGTCGTGGTCAGCAGGGTCGTCATCTTCTCCAACAGATTGGCTGGCGAAAACAACGTAAAATCCTTTGTGCTCAATCCGTTCTGCAATGCGTCTGTGTTATAAACATACTGGCGCACAAAATGCACAATCATGCCCAGTGCCAAAATATCCTTCTCGCGGTTTGTCAGCGTAATGTTGAACTCCAGCAGGTCATCTTCCCTGTCATTCAGGTCCTGTTTGCACACATCCTCAAAATCGCTGATCGCCATCTTCAAAAGATCTAGCTGCATTGCTTCTCTTGTCACCGCATCGTAGTCCAGGAACTCATAATTGCGGACTTGGCCACGGTAACGCTCATAAACTTCCTCGTATCTTGTGCCCATTGGCCCGCACCATTCCTCTCATTATTCTTCGGTTCCGCCGATCGTCACAATCTCAACGCCGCTCTTGCGGGTTCTGGGTTTCTTGGGTGCCTCCAATGCAACGGATTCTTCCAAATCGCAATCCAACACATCGTTCAATGCTTTAATCAGAGCACGGCTATCCAGCTGGTCTGCCTTCAGCATCTCCTTTGCGCGGATACGGATGCTGTCGCGCATCCCCTCACTCATCTTGGGCACCTTATCGCGGATCTCATCCGGGGTCCACTTAAATACCTCGTCAAAGTTCTCCGTGGTCAGCGCATTCTTGTAGTAACGTTCCACACCCAGCTTGCGCAATACGTTGGCGTCCTCAATCAAAATCCAGTTATCACGGAAAAACCGCGGCTGGCTGCCACGCATTACAAGCAGCTCGGCATAGTCCATCTCCTGCACCTCGCCAAACTCGGTCCACTCAACGGTGTAGCCGGGGTTGCGGGTCGAAGCATAAAACAAGTTGCCATGGGTGCCGTTCTTGCATTCCACCATGGTTTCATTGGTAATCTTCGCAGTTGCCAAAACATACCTCCAAAATATTCCTTATATAAAAAAGAACCCCGCCTTGCGGCAGGGGTATCGTTCAGCTCAAAACCTTATCAGGCAAACTTGTAGCTACCAAAGTCGCGGTCCAGAATGATAGAAACACCGGTGCGCTTGGTCATCAGGAATTCCTGGGTCAGGTCGGCCTTGCTCATCGGATCACCCATCAGCATGGTAACTTCACCCTCAGTAACGCGCTTCACGGGCTTGGTGTCACCGGCAAAAATGTAAACGGTGTCGTCAGGCAGAATGAACTCAGTAGAGCCGATCTTGTGGCGCTGCTTCATCGCAATCATCGGGGTGCCGGCAATGTGGCCCAGGTAGCCCATGCTGTACAGGTCGCTCTTGGCCTGCTCGCCCATGGTAGCAGTGGTAATCTTGCGCAGTGCCTTGCGGGTACCAACGATAGTAGCAGTGTCTCCGGTAGAAGCTTCAATGTGCTCAATCAGGTCAAGCAGCTTGTCCTCATTGTAAGAACCGCTCTGGGTGTAAACGGGGTCCAGCTTGGTAAACATGCTGGTCCATGCCAGATAAGCGCTGTCCAGATCGTACTGGGTAAAGCTGCGGCCAACAGTGTCAACCAGGTCATTAAAGTCAATGCGGCCAGCCAGCACGCGGTTCATTTCCTCGTAAACCTTCACAGCACGCAGCTGGGTATTCACGGTAATGTCCTGGCCGGCTTCCAGGCGCTGACGGCGCACAGCCTGGCTACCTTCAGCAATGTCGGCAACAGTCAGCAGGCACGGCTTGGTGGCATGGAAAATGTTGGTATCACCCAGAGAGGTGTTACGGTCCTCAATAAAATTGGTAAAGAACTCGTCACCCTTCAGGCCCTCTTCATTGACCTTATCAATCAGAACTTCGGTAATAGCAAACAGGTTGTTGCACTTACCGTCGCGGATATCCTTGTAATTCATGCTGGTCTTGCCATTATTGGCCTCAATCATGGCCTGGCGCAGAACTTCCTGGCTGTCTTTTACGCTGTATTCGCCCAGGTGGCCATGGTAGCCATCAACGGCCAGCTTAATCAGTTTCTCATCCATGTTAATACTCCTTTACATATAAAGATAGGTGCAGCCATAGGCTACACCAGTAATTAGTTGTAACTAACTCGCTGATACAAAAAATCAGGCGATCACATCAACGATGTAATAGGTATACTGGCCATCGCCGAAGCCAACCTTCACAGGATCGTGCTTAATAACGCCAAAAACATTGTCAGCAGACTCAGAATCCTCAATCTTCAGCTTGGTAGAATTGGCAGCAAAAGCAACAAACTTGCCTTTCTGGGGAACACCATCAAAAGCTTCAGCAGTAACACGGAAAGAGTCAGCGGGAGGAACCATCAGATAAACGCGGACGGGCTTGCCAGCCTCATTCTCCCACTCAGGCAGATAATGGGTGCGGGTTTCATCGTAGAACAGCTCAACACCATCAACCAGAGCCAGCATGTAGCGCTTAGTAGTAGCAGAGGGAGCCTCAGCCTTGTAGATTTCGGGGCCGATCGCATCGCCAATCGCAATAATGTTGCCGTTATCAATAGCGGCGGGGCTGCCGTCCTTGTAAAAAACGACGTGCTTCAGGTATACAGGGTTAATGGTACCAGCCATGCCGTCAGTACCAACAACTGCATGTTTAATGTTAGCCATAATATGTAACTCCTTTTTATTCTTCAGTATTTTTCAGGTAGCGTTCAAACAGGTCGCCGTAGCGCTTCTCTGTCTTCTGTGTGCCATTCACGCCAAACCGTACCTTGTTTACCTCACCCTTCTTTTCTTTTGGCGGAACATAACTGAACTCAGCGGCCTTTTTGCCCAACAGCTTGTAGCAAGCATCTTCCAAAACGGTAAACTCCATCGTCTTGTTATCTCGCAGCTTGGCATAATCAGCATCGCCATCCAGCTTCTGATCCATAACGGCAAACAGCTGTTCGCGTTTAGCGCTCTCTTCTTCTTTGGCAGCAGCAGCCTCGGCCGCAACGTAAGCATCATATTTCGGCTTCATCTCGTCATACTCTGCTTTCAGTTCGCTGTACTGCTTGTTGGCGGCCTCCAGTTTTTCGGTCTGCTCTTTGGCCTTGTCGCCCATGGTGCTGTATAGCGCGGGCACGCCCATATCGGCACTGCCTTCATCCCAGGCTTCGTACTTTACCTTCATGCGTTTCTTGCTGGCAAAATCAACTTTCACGTTGTCGCCATCCATGGTAAAGGTAAAGCTGTAGATCTTCCAATCCTGGCAATCCATCACAACGGCAAGGTCATCCTGCACATCCTGCAGCCAATAGCGGCTCACTTCATAGCCCCACGGGTCAATCATGGTTTCAGCGCTAATGGCCTCGTTTACTTCGTTCAGCTTGTCGCACAGGTTCAGGCTGTAATCCGCAGCAGGTTCTCCGCCTTCCGGTTCCGCAGCGGGTTCCGGTTCTGCCGGGGTTTCGGGTTCTGCAGGTTCAGCAGCAGGCTCTGCGGCCGGCTCACTTTCCGGTTCACCCTGCGGCTCTTCCGGCTCGGCAGATTTTGCTGCAGCCATCTCTTCACACTTCGCTTTCAGTTCCTCAATGGTAATTTCCTCCAAAGAGAACTCCAGCGTAGAAGCGTCAATGCCGTAAGAAGCCAGAATTTCTTCTTTTTCTTTCAAGCAATCGTCTCCTTTCGCAAAATTATCTATCTGAGCCTCCTTGGAGGATTCAGATCTCTGTAAAGCTGTGTATTCCGCCAGCATATCCTTAACCTGGCTCGCAATCGTCGCGGCGGTAAAATTCGCCGTAACTGTGCTGCCCGTCATTGCTGGTCGGATTTGCGGGTCAGTGGTGGAAAGCACGCAGCAGCCATCAAAATCAAAATTCTGCACAACATAGTAGCCGTCTTTATCCACATAGCCTTCCATGTTGGTGATCTCCATGCTCTGCCCTTTCACCACATCCCGCTCAAAAATCCCACAGGAATCGTCAAACTTGGTCCACAGCAACCCGTCAACGCGCAAATATTCCCGTGTCTTTCCTGTGCCGTCATCCCGGCTTACCCAGCGCGGGTTGCAGCTCTCCGGTATCACACCGTAAGCGCTACCGGCATATACATATCGAATCCCGTCCTCGTCCACAATCAGCTCATGTTCGTGGCCCTTAAAATCAAGCTCATCATCGTCATTTTGCTCAATGTATCCAAGGATCGGGGTATTCACAATACTCTTTGCTGCCCGGTCAACTACCTCTTTTTCAAACCGCGATCCGTTCAGGTTGCCGCCAGTATGCAGCACATCAATCGTCACGTTAATAAAACGCGTATCTTTACCCATCACTTCTCCGGTTTTTTCAAAGGTAATTGGCAGGCGGTTCAACCGCTCACTCACATCCAATCACCCCGTAAACTAAAAAAGGCCGCTTGCATAGCGGTCTCTCAAAAGTAATTTCGTTTTTTCTGCTGTGCGGCAAACTCCTGCACAGCCTTCAAATCATCGTCGTCAAGTTCAAAAATATATACTGTATGGCCGCCACTGTCGCGCTCTTCCCGTACCAGCTTCTTTTTCTGGCGCAGCAAATATAGTACCACGTCACGGCCGCGTACTTTAACTTCACGCTTCATCGCTCAATCAGCCTCCTGTCGCCAGGTCTTCCTCGCTGCTGTTTTCGCCTGCGTCTGTCAGCGCCTTACCTTCACTTGCATTGGTGGGGCGTCCGCCTTCATCTGTCGCGGCATTACTGTCAGCAGCGCTCTGCGTGTTGGAGCTTATCAGCGGCACCTCATTGGCCGACAGGTTCAATACCGTGTTTTCCAGGTACTGCATGTTCTCCACATCGCTTGGGCTGTATCCGCTTGTCGCCATAATGGCACTGCGTACCGGCATTCCATATTGGCCATCTTTTACAAAGCGGTCATGCACTTCCTGCCGGTTAAAATACGTCACATCTAAAATATTTACCTTAAACTTAACTGCCGTCGAAACACTCTTTAATTTACGGTTGATCCAGCGTTCAATCTGCCGCATCATCGCAAACACAATCATCTGGTCATTCACGGTAGAAAGGCTCAGCGTAGAGCTGCTGGGGTCTTCACCGCCACCAAACAAGATATTGTTTACACCCGCCTGCTTCCACATCGAATTTTCGGCTTTTGCTACATCGTCACTGCCGCTCACAGCTCCACTTTTTTCAAAGTCCCAGCTGCTGATCTTCATCGGACTCATAATCGCGCCAATGTTCTCCGGCAGCACGTTGCACAGCATGTCGTAAAACTCTTTGCACAGGTCGTAGTCAATCAAAAATGTACCGTCATCCCCCACCGGGATCTCCAGCGCCAACGCCTTGTAATTATTCACTTCGCTGGCATCCTTACTGATCGCCCGGTAGTCTTCAATATCTGCCAGTGCGCTGAACAAGCTCACAAACGGCGGGATCGGCACATACGTCTGCTCGTTTACTTTCAAACAGATAGAATTTTCACTTGACAGCTCCTGCCACTTCAAGCCGGAATCCTTCTGGTACGCACTGTACATCGTGGTAAATTCCGGCGGAAAATTTGGCAATCGCTCATTGTGGGAATCAAAGTAAGAAAAATTGAACGCAAAGTTGTATACACCATCCTCAATGCTGCTGATCTTGCAATAGTCTGCATCCAGCTGCTGAAATGTGTAGCTGTCGTTCGTTTCCCATGCGTACCCGTAATACACATCATCACGGAACGCCACCATCAACGCCCGGCTGAACTCGTGCCGCAGGTTCATTTTTTCCAACTGTGCCGTCACCGCATAGTAACCTTTTTTGAACTTTTGCAGGTTCACATTCTTGGAATAATCAACGCCATACGGCACCACAATGTAACTGAACGTGCTCATGTTGGCAAAATACTGGATCAGCCGCCTGTAATAGTTCGAAATATTGAACAGGTATTGGCTCATCTGCCGCAGCTGCACTTCATAGTTGGCCGGGTTCGCCAAATAGGTAACAATCTGGCTCTTGGTGTACTTTTTATAAGTAGGGTTGTAATCGCGGTTATTTTCCAGGTCGCGGATCTTCACGTTTGCCAGGTTCGCATATCGCACCTTACTCATAAATTCCGTCAATGGCACAAAGCTTTTCTTGCCGTCCGGGCTGATCATGGCGACCTTTTTCTGCTGTATTTCTTCCATATAGCCGCCTCCTTAATGCCGCAGTCTTGGCGCTCTAAAGTTTATTTCAATCTTCTTATTGCGCATAAAGTTTTTACTCATCATGCGTTCAACCTGCAGCGCAATGTAATAGTTGTAGCTCAGGCTACTATAACGGTCCTTGCGTGCGCCGGGCTTCTCATGCACACGGATCAAATTATTCGTTGCTTCATATTCCAGGTTTACCAGCTCATTTACAGCCAATCCGGTATTGATGTACGGCATCTGCAGCGCCATCTTCTCCATGGGTGAAAGCTTGTCGTAACCTTTAATGTTCGCCCGCAAAATCTCTTCGCAGTCATATTCGGATTCCAAAAACCGGATTCTCCCTTGTTGGATTCCGCTTCGCAACGCAATTGTCACGTCATTATTAAACTGGCTGCTGCCCATGATCGCCCAAATCACCTTGGGTGCCGTCTTGTCGGGGCACCGCTCCTGGAAATCCGGGTTATTGCAGCAGTTCAGCGGTGGGTATGTCTCGCCCGTCTCTGGGTCATAGCACTCGTGCATCAGCAGATCCATAATGGGGGCACCAAGACCCTTTGCGTCAATGCCAATGTAGTCACACTCAAAATACTTAAAGTAGCGGCGTAGCTTCAGCACCAAATCCTGCGTAATAATACCCTCGCAATTTTCGGTGTACACCATGTTGCTGGTACACTTGCCTGTACTGTCTGGCACCAAACTGTTCAAAAAGATGCTGGTAGCGTCATTGTCGCGGCGCTTAGAACTCATCAGAGCAATATCAACCGTCAAAATCCGCTTCTCACCAGTCTTCTTGGCCGGCAACTGGCAAGCCGCCTTATTGTTCAAAATCATGTTTGGCGCATAGAACGCTTTTATGATCTTGCGCTGCTTGTTAATGTCGTCAAAGCTAAATAGCCCACCGTCTGTCGTGCCAATAAACAACGCCTCATTTTCCATGCGGAACCGTATGTCAGAAAACGTCGATTCTGTCATCTCGTCTTCTACCTGGCTCTTCAACAGCAGGTTTTCCTTAATACTCATCTGGTATGGAAATCGGAAACAATAGTAATTTTTCGTGGTGTCAAACATGTTCACAAAGTAATCTTTGCACAAATCCCATGACCAGTGCTGTTCAAACCATGCAGAGCTTAGGTACATCTGCTGGTTGCGTTCCGCCAAATGAGCATACTTGGGATTATCCATGTAGCCGGGGTGGCGGATGTAGTTCAAAAACTTCTTCAAAACCAGATCCAGCACTTCCTTGTCAACCATGCGGTACTCGTCAATGATCAGCAAACTCGCACGGCCGCCACGGGCAGTATCTGCGGCGGTCACAACCTCAATCACGCTGTCATTGCGGAAGGTTATCTTCGCCACACTCTGGTTTATCGTTATATCTTTTATCTCACTGCGCAGTAATGGGCTTCGCGGCACCAACTCCTGCTCAATCTTTTTCAGTACCAAGCTGCCCTGGTTTCGCGTTTTGCTCGCAATCACAATCAAGCTGCCTGGGTACAAGATCGCTTTCCAACAGCAGAAAATTGCACATAGGAACGTCTTGCCTAGCAATAATGTTATCCTACCGGCTTTTTATCCAGCAGTTCTTATGGTTTCCCATAAGTTCAGCATACATTTTCACCCTCTAAGGGTGCCGGGCACTCGTGGGCGGATTATATTCTGTCAGTAACAGGTTCACTGCCTATGCGTTACAATACCTCCTTCTATTAAAAAGGTAGGTTATCTCGGTATTAGCATTTTACAGCCTCTACCGATTTTGTCCGGTTCTCTCAAGCTGGTTTCCCAACCTGGGGGCCTAGTGTTGACCACGCGCCGCTATAAAACAAAAATTTGTGCATAGCGCCATGCAATAAATCAAAATCTGTTGGAACATCTTCAGGTTTACGTTCAAATAATCCTTGCAAAACCTCTGCGGGTTTGCCCGGTAAAAGCTGGCCCACAGCGCCACGGCATTCATGATCCGGCTTGTCTTATCTTCCGTAACCTCTCTTGCAGTTTTCTTCACCATTCAAGCACCACCTCACTCTCCGGGGGTGCCAAAAATAGCGTTGCGGATACTCTCGTTCTCTTCCTCTTCTCCGCCGGTGTATTCAGGTCGGTGCGCCGTATAAGGTGCCATGCCTTCCTCGTATTCTTTCTGCCATGGGTTCTTGATCTTGAACAGTTCCATCATTGGTCCTGTCACCCAAGTACGGAAATATTTACCAATCCCATCCACATCCCGCCATTCGGGTGCAGCTTCCGGGATCGGCTTTTTGTCTTCCCACTTTTTAATCAAAGTGCCAAAGGTATTTGCCTCTGCCAGCGCATTATCGTTTGTCTGGTTCGGCTTAATATTGGCGCTGCCCAGCAGGTTCTGCAAAGTATCGCTGGCCTCTTTTACCTTCTTGGTGTCACCCGTTTGGTATGCCTTGGTCAGCATAATCTGCGCCATACTGATTGCTTTGAACAATTCTTCCTGCGCCTTTGTGGAGCACTCATACCGGGTAATCCAGTCCTTGTACTCATTGTCCAACCGCACATACTCAGCCTCGTTGAACCCTGGCCCCCAAAACCCAACCATGCGCTGGCTTACCTTGCCGCCGTTTGGTCGTGTCTCGCTGATATCGCTTACATCATTGATCACCCGCCCGTTGATTTCTTCCAGGTAGGTATCAAAGGTCTTGCCATGGTTCTGGGTCATATTGCAATGTCTGATCCAAGCTGTCATCCGGCTTGTGTTCGGAGCGTGCTTTGCCGTGCTTTTCAGCAGGCCCTCGCTGTAATAAATGTCAAACAGCATGCACACCCGCTTCATGGCCTCATCCTCATTACCCAGCGCCTGGGTATAATGGTCAACCAGCTTGTCCATGCAGCTCTTACATACCGGGAAGTAATGGTTGTTCCCTCGCCACAGCTCGCTCTGCGCAGGGGAAAAATTATCCTTCTGGTGCATAAACCGCTTGCCGCAACAAGCGCAAACAAAATACGCAGGCCCATCGTCCTCTGCCATCATGCGGCGGATCTTGGCCTGCGCTTCTGCGTTTTCTCGTAAAATTGTAGCTTTATTTTTAGAGCCTTTCGGTCTTCCGGCCATGTTCAGTCACCCGCCTTATTGGCGCGGTTCCCGTTCTCATCATAATCACGGAAGTTGTTCCGGCACTCGTTCCAAAACTCTACCACATCCATCAATTTCTGGCTGCGCTTAAACACACAGTAGCTTGTCTGGGTAATGGGGTTTATCTGCCGGCTCTCATAGCTCAAACCAAACGCCTTCAAAAAATTCGTAAGCCGCGCCGAATAACTGCAAAAGTATTCGGGCTGCTTCTTCTCATACTCACCCACTCTAACAACCATCCCCTCTCATCAAAAAATCCCACGCTCTAATCCAGCGTAATATCATAACAGCAGTCAACGCCGTAAGCATTCACCACCAGCACGTTCTGCTCCGGTTTATTTCGCAATCTCTTATCCATGCAGTAGCAGTCCGCGCCATCCACACAGCCGCTTTCGTATACTTTCGTATCGTATACAGTCGTCAGGGCATTGGTGTGGCGGTGTCCCATCAGCACAATGTCAGGCTTATCACCTGTCATCATAGTCAAGGTCTGTACCACGCTGCCCGGTGTGTCTTTATCACCATGCACTGCATACACCAGTCGGCCGCGTACCATAAAGTCCGCAATCGTCTCGTCAATCGTATTCTGGTAGGTTTCCACATTACCCAGCGCCGTGCAGCGTGCGCCCACAATATAAGTCACAAGCTTGTCCAGGTATTCACCGTGCTGGTTATCCTCCTTGGCAGGGAACACCCGGCTGTGGTTGCCCGGCACACTATAAATGTATACACGTTCAAACATACGGCTCAGTTCGGCCACAAACCAACTCACGGCTTCCCCAGCGCTGATCACCTGGTCCACTACATTCTCGTTGTTTTCCAGCCGGTTGTTCAGGTGGATCTCACCGTTTACCAGGTCTCCGCCCAGCACCAAAAAACAATTCTGACCATTGTGGCGCTTCTGGATCACATATACCTTTTCCGCATAGCGCTTCAGCCGGGCACGCAGCACCTGTTGGTCAAAACTATTGTAAAGGTTCTCAATCTTGACTCCCGCATGCAGGTCGGTCAGGTGAACAATCAGGTCGGTCGTCAGTGCTTCTGTACTAACTACCCCAATGTGTTCAAAAGTCTCCGGCTTATAAGCGCTGAATCGCCGTTCAATCAGCTCTCGCATGCTCTCTCCACGGGCTTGTACCCGCATCAGACGGCTCACTTCATTGCGCTCATCCCGCAGCTTGACCTTTTCTTTCTCCAGCTCGCGGCGCTGCTCTTTAATCTCGCCCAAAATCTGCTGGGCGTCACTCAGGTTAGTTTCACTGGCGTGCGCCAGAATGTTGAACGCCTTCCAGTTCTTGCGGTATACGCACTCATCCTTGTCCTGGCCCAGCTCTTTATTGATTACATCCGCCACATCGTCCCAGGTGCCGATCTGGTCCTTGGCAGCACAAATACGGTAGATGTATTCATTGTCCGTTTCCTTGGCAAGCTTGTGCAGCTCAAGCATTCACGTCACCCCGTGTATTCACAATTCCGGTGCGGCGCTGGTCACGCTCCATCTCAGCCAAAGCTTCCTGCGCAAAATAGTTGTTGGGCAAAGCCTGCAGCACATACGGCAGCTCGTCCACCATCGTCTTGTTCACGGTCGTAACCATATGCACACCGGGGAACTTCTTGCGCAACATTTTTGCTTCTTCCTTAGAAATAACAATCATCTTCAAAAATCTCCTTATAAAAAAATAATCTGAGAATAAAAGAACCCCCGGCCATAATGGTCAGGGGGCACTCCACCCTCTATAATCATATATAGGGGGTTTTCAGCTTCAAGCGTTACAAGGTATTATTTTTTGTTTCTGTAGCGGGTCACGCGGGCCAATGTCTTGGCGTTTTTCTCCAATTCCGCGCAGGTCTTGCAGTAGTGTGCCTTGGCATTCCACGCAATCTCTTCTCCGCACTTTTCGCAGTACCGGTTGTCAAACAGTCCAATCTTTGCGCACAATTTATCCATATCCAACCGGTTGTTCTCTGCCGTCACATCCCAGCAGTAAACACCTTCGCTTTTGTGATCATAAAACGGATACTCATACAAACAGCCAATCCGCCCCGGACCCGGCTTGCAAATAATTCGGTTCAATATACCGCACTTGTCACTCAGCACATCCAGTTCCACCGGCGCTTCATAACCGTCCCACCAGTTCGCGCCATCAATGTGTATCGCTGTCACATCTCGCCCAAAGCAAGAGCAAAACTGTTTGATCCTGTATCGGTTCATCAAATCCAGCGTGCCACTGCCGTTCAGCCGGCACATAACAATCACGCCAAGCAAAACCTTCACCTGTCGCTGCGTCAGCCCATAAGTACGGATCGCCAGCCGGATGTAAGTCAGGTCGCTCTCATAAAGGTAGATCTTGTCAACCTGCCGCAGTCCACACTTCTTCAGCTGTTTTTTCTTGTACTGCTGGATTAAGTCCAACCGGTCATACTGCCTTATGTACTTGGGGTCTGTATGGGCCAGCTGCATATCTGCACAAAAATCTGGCTCATACCCACTCTGCGCCAACAGCCGCCGTAACAGCCGCGGGCTTTCATTGTAATCGTCAAAGTTATCCAGCAGCATCTTTTCATTGCAATAATAGCTGTAATACATTACCCCTCTCCTCCTTCAATCGGTTCAATGTTTAGTTCGTTGCCAACCGGCACCAGGGCATAACGCTTACCCAGGTACTCGTATTCACCGTCATCGCACAGCTGCGGCAAGCAAATGTTCACCTGCTGGATGTTCTCCACAATGCCGGTGCCGGCCACCACCCACATAAACTTCTTGCTGCGGCGGGGGTATTTCTGGTAGCAAAGCATCACGGCAATGTTGGCCAGTTCTTTGGGGTCAAGGCAAATCTCTGCACACCGGGCACGGAACTTGTTGTAGTACAGCTGCCAGTCAACCTCAAAGTTGGCGGCAAACTCCTTTGTAACGCCCTCAGCCTCCAGCTCATCTTTGAACCGGTCAAAGTAACGGCAATGGTATTCAGTCTCTGCCAGCTCGGCTACCGTTTTATTAAACTCAAAGTAGATTTTTTCAATCGCATCAAAATGCTCCTGGCTAAATCCCACCTCCCCGTCAATCATAATTGTATAATCAAACCCGTCACTCCTTTTGTGGCGCAGCCCGTCCGCCCACTTTTCAATAACCCAACACATCTTATTCATGTTGCTGTGGGCGCAGCTCAGGCGCTTCATCCGCTTGTAGTACGGGCTTGCATACTTCATAAAATACGGCAAAGGTCTGCCATACTTGGCAATCTGCCGCGGAACCGGGTACAACACACCGGTTTTTGCAAAATCGCATTCTTGCTTGTGGACTATATCATCATCTCACACTCTTGGCGTGTATGAGAGGCTGGCACTTCCACGCCGGATTTTCACCGGATCGCGTACATCCCTTGCGGGCTAGTCTCTTGACCTTCCTTATTATATGTATAAGGCTTGGCACAGGATTGTATCAACCATGATAGTTTCCCTGTTAGCACACAGACAAAACGCCATTTCCTGCGTTTCCACATTTGTCCTGTGTACACCCTGCTCTTGTAGGTTCACCAGCTGTTTCCACTGCGCGTCACCGCACAGGGCCACCGATTCTTGATGGCTTTCGTTTTTCAATTACCCCGTATGTCACCATACAGGCCAGACTATCTCTTCCATGTTTCCATGGCCGCGCGCTTGGCGTCCGGGCTATCATCTCCCGGCCTACAGGGCTACACTCATCACCCCTAGTCTTTACACCTTCAGTGATTACCAGTAACTGGCAATCAAAGCTTGGCACGGTATTGTCTTTACGCTGTATTGTAAAGAGTTTCACCGTTAGCCGCCCATTAGGCGACACTGCTGATAAGGCATTCACGCGGTTTTACAACGGCGAAGCCACCGTTGGTTATGGAGAGCAGGTCAACATACCGGGCGTATGTTTCTTTCTGCTTCTCGGTTTTTGGTGTTTTGTTGTGGTAGCAGCTCGCGTAATTGGAAATTTCACCAATCAAACTCTTCAAGCTGCGCATAATGCACGCCGTGCGGTTCTGGATCGTGTCCTTCTCCGCCAGCGCAGTTACTTTATCTTCAATGTCAATTACAATTTTTGCGTTCCTGTCCACACCCTTCATCATCAAAGGGCTATTTAATACTAGGACCAAATCCCCGTCATACACACCTACGTCATTTTTGCAGGTGTAGACTATATCTTCTACCGGTCTCCCGGCAGCGGTGCGCTCCAAACTGCGTGTCAATAGCAGCCTTACCCTGGTACACTCATCCCAGATAGTCGTTGCAGCCGTTTCCAGCCACAGGATTCTCCTGCCATCTCTCAGGCAGGCATTCCCTGTTAGCAGCCCATAAGGGCCACACCCCTGACGAAGGGTTCACACCGTTCCAAATGCTGTGTTACCACAGCCCCGGACCATCATCCGATCCGCGCCATTTAATCTCTGCGGGGTAATGCTCTTGCAATTAACAATCAACGTGTTCACCAACTGGCCGCAATATTTTTCCAGCAGCGGGTTGGTCACGCCCTTCAGGATTACATGCTCGCTCTTGCAAATGTGTGGGTTGCGTTCAATCAGCCGTTCGCCAAGCGTTGTTCCTGTTCTGTCAAAACTGTAAAACTCATCCGCCTCCAGCGCCCCCTTCAAGGGTAAGCCGGCAATGTGTTCCATCAGCATAATCAGGTCAGGTACTAAGAACTTAAAGCTACCGCGCAGCCACAACTTGCCGCACTTCATGTCATCCTTATATTTTCCAAGCAGGTTGGTTATGTATTTTCGCACCCCCTCCTCTTTCAGCATCTCCGGGTTCTTCAAAATCGCCGCGCAATAATTATTCAGCGGTTTGTGCCGGTCAGCCAGCATGCCCAAAAAGCAGTAGGTGTATACCGGGTCACCGTTCTCAATCTTTTCAACCCAATCAATGCTGTAATCTGCCAGATGCTCAAACTCGTCTACCGGCAAATCCAGGTCCTGCAAAATCTGGTAGTTGCCGCGGGTGTATAGCGGTTCTGTGTCAATGTCAAACTGCCACTTTGCAATGCCAATGCAGTGCTTGTTCTTCTTGAACTGGTACCAGTATTCCTCCCAGTCCGCAATCGTGCCGGTCTTCTTAAAATACTTGTACCCCTTGTACATGCTCTCACACGCAATAATCTTGGGTTCAGCCCCTGGGCTGACATCGTGTTCCACGCCCCAAATGTCTTTAATAAACCGTACCCCGCGTTCTGCAAAAAACGTTTCATAATCCATCTGGTTCAGTACACCCTTAAAGTACGGCATACGCCACACAACGCTAGTTACGGGTGTTTCGCTGCCCAACCGCCGCTGTATCTCCTGCATAATCTTGGGGTGTGCAATCCCGCAGCCGTCAAAAGCGTTTATCTCAATGTCGCGGGTAGTTTCTGCAATGTCTTTCTGCACCCACTCGCGGTCAGCCCCGGTCTTGCGGTCTTTGAACTGGATCTTGCGGTCATATACATATTTAATGTTCTGGTTTGGTATGGTCACAAAGCAGTCCGGCACTACCACAATGGTCGGATACCAGTTCTCAATGCAGTGGCAGCTGGAATACATCAGGCCGCGATAAGCGTAAAATTTACTCAATACTGTTTCCTGAATTTGTATTCCCATTGTAATTCTCACGTCAAGGTCGTGGGCCAACCGCCTGTCCACAAAGCTCAAGATACCCTGCCGCACCATACTGGCGCTGCGTTCACTCAGCACAAACTCTTGCTTTCCAATCTTAAACCCGTGCTGGATCAACCGCTTCATGGCCGCCTTCTTGTTCTGGCCACCCACGCAGTCCACAAATACAACAAACCGGTTGTACTCGTTGCTTTCATATGTAAGCAGCCGGATCTGCCGGAACAGCATGTTATCACCCTGCTTTACATAAAAGCGCTCTTCCTCCTCCTGGCTGATCTGGATGTTATAGTCATGGTTGATAATGTAGGTCAGGTTCAACTTTCGCACAATATATAGTGGTGGTGCGAACATTACTCGTCCTCCTTGTTATTCGGGTCATCCTCTTTGTTCTCGGCTTTTCCCAGGTTGTAAATCTTTTCAATGCTAACCCGCCCGCTGTCAAACGCCTCACGGGAAAGTGCTGCCCACAGCAGTGCGTACAAAACCGGCAGCGCCACAAAAATTCCAACCGTGGCCACAGTGCCCAACATCTGCAACGCCAGCCGGATCACCACAATGCAGCTTCCAACCAGCACCATGGCCTTAAATCCCTGCCACAGGTCATGCAGAAAATTTGTCAGTATCAACAAAGTTTCAGCTTCTTTCTTGTTCAAAGTTTTATACCTCCAAAAAAAATATTTTTTGTAGAAAAGGTAAAGTGGGCAATATACGTTCGTTTTGCTTAGAATATTTCATCCTCACACAATCCCCAGTCACTGTAATTGTCAGGCGGCATCCCCCACCCATCGCAAAACTGGGTGTTGCACAACTCTTCCATCGGCGGCTCTGGTGAGGTTTCCTGTTCCGGTTCCGGTATCACCTCCTCTGCTGGTTCTGGCTTGTCCTCCGCTCCGCATGTCTGGCCTGCCGGGTACCAGTTGGAGCCTGCTCGGTTGGGTTTGCGCCGGTACCGGTTCTTTGTTTCGCGCACAACCTTCTCCACCATGTTGTCGCCACACATTAGCGGGAGCGCCAAAATCATCTCCGGCCGGTCAGATTCCAGGTTTCCCTTTTCAATCGCTCCGTAGTACGGGATAACCAGCCCACACTGGTACATAACCCGGATGGCGTTTGATACGGTCTTGTCGGCCAAGTGCAGTTCTTTGGAAATCGCTTTAATATATCCTACCCACGTTGCCACAAACCCCATCTTTTCCTTACCGTATGTACGCTGCCACAGGCGGTACCGCAACCGCAGGTAACAGTAGATCCGGTACAAATTGTTCGTGCCACGCCCGGTAGAATAGGCAGTAGCCACTCTGTTTAGCAGCAAGAAATATTCGTTTGAGGTCAGTGAAGCATAACCAAACTTTCCGTCCTTGTCTTCTTTGCCAAACACCTCGTTCAGATCTTTGAACCGATACTTAAACGGTTTGGTCGGTTTTGCCCGGTTGTACCCCTCTGTCATAATCACGCCACATGCTTCTAAAAACTCAACTGCATCTGCCGCACGGTTGTAGTATCTGCGGTGCTGGCAATCTTTCCCAAACGTTCCAGCCAGCTCGACCAGCTCTGACAGGCTCGTATAACTGTAAAATCGTAAATCGTAAAACGGCGAATACTTTGCGTACATCAGCATGTAAACCGGCAGTAACTCCGACACGTCCTTGCGCAAAATCAACTCTTCCGGCACCTGCATAACCTGCTTTGCTAAGTAGGAACCATTCGTATACATTAAAAACACTCCTTTGCCGCATTAAAAAACGGCTCGAAAATAATCATTCAATTCTTAAAAAACGGCTCGAAAAACGCATTTTGGAAAACGATGTTCAGAAACGATGCAAAATCCGCAGTCCAATTCGTTTTTGAACAACGAAAAACCTGGGGTAAAACCAACATTCACTTACGCTTAATAAGAAAAACCTTAATAAAGAAATATAGGTGGTACTTTTGCTCGGCGTTTGGCCCTCCGGGAATTCGTATCCGCCGACCATTTCGCTTGTTCTGCGTGCATCCCAAGCTCAACCGTACCCCTTTAACCCTGTGTGGGCGCATGGGTTCTGGTGGGATCGTTCCTTGTTCTTTTCGTTCCTGGTTTTATACAATCGCCCAGGCCGTAACGTGTCGGTTCAAAAATAGTCCAGGATCGTAGCGCTGTCCGTTCAAGTCAAGCCGTTGGTATGTTTCTCTGGTTTTCAGGCCGTTGCAGGTCACGGCTCGTTTATTTAGTCCTGGCCGATCCGGTGCTGATAAAATCACGCTCTTTCCTTTTGCGTTAAATAGTTCTTTCAGGCTCGTCTCCCAGCGCTTTTAACGCATCCTGCTGGTTTATGTATCGCATGTCGTATCTCCTTGTATTGTGGCCCCACAGCGCGTCCCTGCGCGTCTCAGGCCATGTTATACCGTGCGGTGTCACAGTTTATGAATAGATCGCTGGTTCCGGCATTACTGGTTCCTTAAAACAACCAAGCCCAAAATCTCCCGGCCAATATTCGCCCTGCAACCATTTGTTCTGGTCCTGAATAATCTCGTCCAGGTTGTCAGGATCTTTCACCAGGTTCATTGGCATCAGCAGCGGCAGGTACCCGCCTTCGTCATCCATGATAATAAACAGGTTGGCCAGATCGTCCGCCGTTGCGCTTTGTAACTTTTCAAGCCTTGTCACATGCTTTATTCACCTCCTTAGCCCTCCGTACAGGCGTTTCCAGCTCGTATCTTAGCTGGGCTGAATAATTTGTTTCTGCGATCAAAGGCTCGTCATAGGGGCTTACAGGGCCATGTCCGCCAATGGTATCGACTTTAACATCGGCTTCCTCAAACATTTTTGTCAACATGTCATATGCCAGCATCAGCCTGATTGCATCCACAACCTCATCCAGTGTTTTCTCTCCACGCAGATACAGATTTGATATCTCCATAAGATCTCTGTATCGTTTATTTGATATACCCCTCATCACAGAACCCCTCCTTTGTTGTCTGGCGACCATATAGCATACAGTAAAGACAATCAGGAGTTTCAAATGAGCTATCGCAATCCTCACACCGCACATATTTTGTCATGGTGGGTGCCGCATCAATGGCTTCCAAAACCCGCTGCACACCATCCAGATAAGCCTGCCATTCGGCCTCTGAATACTTCGGGTCGCGCTCAATGCAGTACGCCTCAAATTCCTCCGCATCAATCAGTCGTGCCATAAAAATTTTTTCACCTCATTTTTCGTTTTTATTGTTCATGAAAATTTTACATATGAACTTTTCGTAATATCTCTTGGCGATTTGTTTTGCTATCGTTATCATCTTCCACACGCTAAAAATCAACAGCGTACAGTTAATCCCCAACATCAACAGCAAAAGCGGTCCATATATGTAAATCATCAGTATAGCGTCCACTGTAGATTCCCACGCCTCGTTCATATGCTGCCTCCAGTACCCAGGTCCCGCATCATCTCGTCGGTCAGGTAGTACACCGTGTTGGTATACCGATCTTTGAACGATTCATTGTCGTATGTGGTGCGGTCGTAAAAGTCGGCCTTGTAGCTGTTATCTTCATCGGAATATTTTATGGTGACGTAATCTACATCCTCGGTTTCTTCTTTTATGCTCCCATCATCTTGTATCACGCCGCAGTGCAGGTATGTGTCAGCGCCGCAAATGCCGCCATACCGGTTTGTATACGGCCGCGTTTCAAAAAATGCGTAGGAGATCTTGTGCGTGGTATATACAGCAGTTGTGTCTACAGCCTTTGGCGCTTTAGCTTCTAAGTAAAGGGCAAAGTGTACGGCGGCTCCAACAGCCAATACCGCAGTGGCTGCAGCGCAAGCGTAAGTTATAGCACTGGCAATTTTTAACTTTGACATAAAGTTTCTCCTTATTAGTTGCAGTCTAGGATCTCGAAACTGTCAAGTAGAGCACCGAACGAATTCTCCCAGTCCTTATAGTCTTCCTGTGTGACTTCTTTTACCGGGTTAAGCACAATCCAGTCGTGCAGCTGCCGCATCTCGTCAAGCAATAATTGCAGGTTACTGGCAGTCTCTTTCTTGCGGATTTCAAATTCTTCATTGGTCATTAGTGTATTCCTCCTAGATCTGGGAAGTATTTGCGGCGCTTTTCATAGTTAATACAGGTAATTTCGGCTTTATCACGCAACCCGCTTATATCGCAACGAACAAAAAACTTGCCATAGTTTTTGCAGTGTTTGCAGTATAAACATAAGCTGGACGTGTAGTCTTCAGGCCATTCTGTAAATAGCGTGCAATGGGCAGGTTGTTCTATCAGCTTCTCTTCTAGTTCGCAGACAATCCGGCTATCAGTCATAATCATCCGACAGTAACAGCAATTCTTGCATGTAGTTTTTTCTGCCTGTTCTTTAGCTGTCTCAGCTTTGCGTTCCTGCTGTACTCTCAGCCAGCCATAGGCGCACACACTAGCCAAAGCGCAAATCTTTATACCCGTATAAATTGTTTCAACCAGCATCGGCCATGTCCTCAGCGTCGTCCGGCATATCAATCAGTCCTTCGGCTTCCATCAGCAACCGGAACGTCTCGCGTCCCTTGGGTGTGATCAGGGTCTGGGTTCCGGCATGCCCGTTGCCACGGTTCACAAACTCCTTGATATCAAATACCTGCAAATTTCCCATAAAAAATCTCCTTGTAAAAATATGGATGTCACTGTCCTTGACCCCATTATTCAAAATCAAATTGCTTGCGGACGTTCAGCTGCCCCGCCATAATTCAATCGTCATGCCGCGCCTCTTTTATTCCGGCAGCGGCCGGTATTTATTCATATCGCAGTAACCGCTCAAAGTGTGCATATCGTGCAGCATCTCGTTTACTACCTCGTTCCGGTCAAGGCCATTGCGGTTTGCATAATCTACCATGTCTTCAAACATTACGGCGATTGTATGCGTGTAATCCTTAATGTGTTCCGTCTGTGGCTGTACGGAATATCTAAAGCATGTCTGTTCCATTGTTAAAAATCTCCAAAGTTATTATTTAGGAATGAGGATTGGTAGCAGCCATAGCGCTCGGCTCCATATGGTCGCCAAAATAAAATTTATGTACGCCCTTGGCCCCTACCCAGTGGTCAAAACTTTCATCAAAGCTGTCACTATGTACTGCAGCCGGCACCTGAATAATGCAGGGCACTTTTTGCGCCACCATATCATCTTTACACCACCCGCTGTTGCAGGTTCCGCAGCAAGGTTCCAGTACCAGGTCGTCAAACGGGAACATCATATCGCAGTAACCTTTGATGTATTCGTCATAGACTCGTTCTGCGTTGTGTTCATACGGCGTATCGTTCCAGTCATCGCCGTACCATTCCACCAGGTCATCATCACCCAGGTAGAACCGTACCAGGTTGCCCTTGCGTTCGAAGTCAATAATTTTCATGCCTTCGCTTCCTCCTTGGTGGCTTCATGTTCAGTATCAAACATCTTGGTCGTATCTGCCGAAAATTCATGCCTGCTGTACATAGCCGCCGTCCGCCGCACCAACTCGCACGGATCAGGATTATTTGCCCCAAACTCCGCGTTCAGCTCGTCTTGCGTCACCGGCCACTTAAAGCCAAAGTCTTTGCGCTTGATTTTGCACAGCGGCGCTCCTTCATGCCAGAACACGATGCCCTCCATGGCGGCCAACTCCAACCCGCGCCGGATTCCCTCAAAGCTTAGGTTCGGGATGTCAATACTGATCGTGCCATGCCGCACCAGCACGTCCTTGTCCAGCCCGTAGGGATTCTTCTGGAAGTGCGGTCCAATCGCCTCATAGGTTGCATCCGGCAGGTCATCCCGGCTGTTGTTTCGTGCTGCTACAAACCATTTGTCCGCGGGGTTATCTGCCGCCACTTTCACCCAGTGGGGCCAGTGGCCAGTCACCGGGTCTGGCTTGTCACACGGGATCGCACCCTCCGGTACTGCTCTACCCGGCTTGGCATCAAAGCGCTTGTAGAATTCGCCGTTAATAATTGCGCAGCAGGCACCGTCAAGCTTCAATGTGGCAATGCTCTCATCCGTCAGTGCCGCCTCACAGCCCGGCGTAATCTCGTCACGGATTCCGGCAATCTTGTGGCCACTGAACTCGCGCTTATATAAGGTTGGAATTTTCTTCATTGGTTTTTTACCTCCAAAATTTCGTTAATTATTTAAGTGTCAATCTTGATGCTGCGCATAACGACATCGGCAACATGTGTGCCCGTTAATACGCACAGGCAGGCGTAACGGCCAATCCATTCATTGAACTCTACGTTCTCGTTAAAGGTGATTTGTACATAGTTGGTAGAATAGCCATGACTTTTCGCCCATGTGTCCGGCGTGCCATTGTCGCATTCCAAGCAAACATGCCGGCGGCCTGGATCTGATTCAATAAACCAAACCATGCTGACACCTTGCTCACATAGCGGGGCCATCATTCTTCGGGCGCTCAGTTTTACGCTGCATGTCTCTGCCGTGCTCCAGCGGCTCGTCTGGCTGGCCTGGTATTCTGCGCACGCATTATCCACGGCCTTATGTGCTGCCTTTGGGTCGCTCACATCAATCGTCACACTGCGCAGCGTGGTTGGCTTTGGTGTAACAGCCGGTGTCTCACATTCCTCCGGCGTAAGCAACGTGCAGCAGTTTGGGTCAAGCTTCAGCTCACTGGCCGCCAGCACACCGCTCGGCTGCAGCCACCGCCCATAGGGGATCTGGTTGTCCACCACTTTGGTAATAACAAACGTATCGCCCTCGCAGGCCGCATATTGGTGTATGCCCGCCCGGTGTGTTTTGGTAATTCGCACTTTGTCGCCCGGCTTTGCCAAACAATACTTAGCGGAGCTATTGATGGTGCCTGTGTTGTGATTTTCCATGAATTATTTGCCTCCTTCATTTGCGAAAACTTGTATTTAGCAAAGGTAAAAAAAGTGGGTGCTTGCCAGGCACCCAAATTTAATGGGCATCGCTATATAGTAGCCAACGGCGGCACTCCCAACACTGTATCTACCGCCATTGCCGTTGCATCAATCTGTTCCTGGCTCAAGCCAATGTAGCGCATCGTAATGCTCTGGCTGCTGTGGTGGAACTTGTTTTGCAGCGTTTCCATCACCTGGCCAGCCGGCAGCCCGGCCTCTGTCATGGCGTGGTTTGCAGCATAGCCATAGGTTTTGCGCAGGCTGTGGGTACTAATATGCTCTTTAATGCCGCACTCTTTTGCCGCTTGGTTCAAGATCCGCCACACCTGGGTTTCGTCCAGCGGCTGCGGCACTCCCTTGGGGCTGCGCATACTCTGGAACAATGGCCAGCCTGGCTTCAGCACATTCATGGTTCGGCTCCGCATCTCTTCAATCAGGGTGGTAATCGCGCCTGCTGCCAGCGGGGTAATCAGGTCATTGGTGCGCTTGCCGGTCTTTTCATTGATGATAATTACGCGGTGGCGCGGGCAGTTGTGCTCACAATCCCACACATCATCCACGGTAAGGCGTAAAAGATCGCCCACACGCAGGCCCAGTGTCACACCACATATAAATAAGGTATAGTTCCGCTGCCTGTTATACGGGCGTCCCTGGGTGTGCAGATAGGTGGCTATGGCGTTAAAGTCTTCGCGGCTGCGGATCGGCTCTGCCGGCGTTGGTTTTGCCACACCATTGGTTTTTACCAGACTCAGTTTGGGCTGGGCATAGCGGGCGGCACGGGCTTTCTTACTGCGGCTCCGCTGGCGCGGCTGCGGTGTTTCGCGTACCAGCTTATAACCCATGGCGGATGCCAGCTGTTCCATCAGGGCGTTGTGGCCGTCAGTATCGGCGCTTGCCTGCATCATCGCCATCAGTAAGCTTGCAGCACCTTGTAGATCCAACCCACTCTTGGCCTCTGTGGCTTCCTGCATCGTAACTGTGCGGGGAATAAAGTGAGCTACGCTGTTTCTTTTTTTCATGGTGGGCTTCCCTCCTGTGTGGTGTGTCCTGCGGAGCTTTATCCTGCGGAGCTTTATCTTATGGTTCTATTATAGCACTGCTAATTACAAGAAGTCAACAGTGGCAAAAAATAAATTTCAGGAGAAAGCGTAACACAGGCTCCGCCTGTATGGGGTGGGGGTTTAGGCTGCGATTGAGGTTATTTAGGTTCCACCTGTAGGGGGGGGCGAGAGATTTCAGGTCGCGCCTGACCATGTTACGGTGCCGTTATACTCCTGCGGGAGTACCCACTCAAGGGGACCCACCCAAAGGGACCCGATCGGTGTTGTAATGGAAACTATCCCCCCCCACCACCTGCGGTGGCGGGACCTAACTTCTCCACCGCCTGCGACAGCGGAATCTCAATTCGCCTTCGTAGGGTGCCTTCCTTTATATATATGACACGCTAGAGGCCAAAACAGCACTCACAGAGCCTGCAGCCGTCTTATAGTGGCGCCTATTGCCAGGATTTGCCATGGAATTGCCGGGATTTAACCTCCGGTGGGGCCAATGTTGGGGCGTTTCGGGGTTGTAAAGCGGCGTTTCGGACTGCTCCGAGGCGTTTTCGAGCGGAAATAATGCGTTTTTTAGCGTTTTGGCGCTGTTTTTGCGTGTTTTAGTGGCCAAATTGTGCGTTTTTATGGCGTTTTTGGGTAAAAAAATAAGGCCCCAAAGGAGCCTGGAAAGCGGATTGTTATGCGGTTTTCTCCGAGAGAGGGAACGATTAAGGAAACGGGGGTTTAGAGGGAGGAAAGTGGAGGAAAGGAGGGACTTGGAGAAAGGAGGAGATGAGGTTGGGAGGCGGAAGAGAGAGAAGTGACGTAGGTACGCTGGTTTGTGTTTTGAGAGCCGGGAGTGAGAGGGGATAACTGACCCGTTTTCCACGCTCACACGTTATTTTTTCTTTTTAACCTGCCCCCCCTATGCAAACTATTGAAGGTGGTTTGCAAGTAGTGGATTTTTAGCGGTATAGCGTCAAATTTTACCCTATACAGCCCCATATTTAGTACGCCTTGCTGGCTTTACACACCACATTTTGCGGATTTGTACCTTTATATACGCGTAAAACGCCCCTGCTGGTGTGCCTGCAAAAATCAGGTCAAAATTCTACTGTGGTATTATGTGATTGTCGAAAGGAACACAGCAAACACCCCGTTCCAAGTAGACAATCTGTTTACCGCGTATTCACGGGGGCGCCTTTGGTGCCCTAACACTGGATACGGCCCACGGTATACAGATACTGGAAACAATCGAACCTTGACAACGGAATATTGTACACTGGTTTTTCTTTGGCCCGCGTGGTATGCACTTCATTCGTGTAACTCATTCGTTCAATACCACAACGGCCCTTGCAAAAGTCTTAGTTGTAAATTTTGCGCTGAACGTATCTTTCCGCAAAACACGCATGGCAAGGGGTGGAGAGCCGCCTTGCATAAGCTACAGGTGTACCCTTTGGGTATTCCAATGGCATGGTGTCAACCTAACAATGCGTGTAAAAGTGTTTGAGAAACACGGTACAAGTAAACACAAGTTTTCAGCCCGAAAAGTGTACAATATTCGACCGTCAAGGGAACGTTGTTTCTTTGTACCTTGAAAACTGAATAGTCGGAAAGTACAGCTTTCCCATACCCGGAAGCAAACCTTGCTATCTAGTGGGGTTCAAAAACCGGTTCAACAAAGCACCAACAGTCACAGTTGGAAGAAAATGTGGCCGCCCTGCATTCTGCGGGGATAGTCTCCAGAAACTACCGCTATTCGGGTTAGCGGCAAGTCAGGAAATCCACGGAATATAAAGCCGTCCCCCAAACGGTGGAAGTTTCCGCGCTGGCAGTCTGATTAAAGTTAGCGCTGTACGCTTGACTGCACCTTGTAAACTTTACACTTTCAAGCCTTGGAATGTCAAATCAAATAATCTAGTCAAGGTTTGGAATAGCAAGTACATAACAGCCCAGCGGGTCACTGCTTCTTGGCCCGCTCCCACTGCCCGAAAGGGTAGAAAAAAGCCGCCCATGGTGTACCCAGGCGGCAGAAAAGGGGGTCTTGCCAATGTGGACAGATTCAGAGTACATATCTGAGCCAATTTCCGGTGTTTCTGCGTTCGTTAGTGATACAGAATGCTGGGAATTGGAAGCGGAAGAAGCTGATTAGTTCCTAGGCAAGCGGGGTGCCACTGTTCACGCGGCGGCACTCCGTCCTCTTATCTGTAGTTTACCACACGGCTTACCACCGTGTCAAGAAAAAACTGTATAAACGAAAGGAAGCAAAATCATGAAAAAGCAGAACACTACTACCGAACCCGCAACCACCAAGGCAACCACTTCCAAAGCCCCCCGCGAGAATCCGGTTCCCAAGGCCAGCAAGGCCAACAAGCTCACCCTGACCGCCCTTGGCAAATTTGCCCAGGACTATGCCGACCCGGATAACGAACTTGCCACCATCACGGATGAAAATCTTCGTTCCTATGGCGTTGTTGAATCCAAGGTCGGTTTGCTCAACTCTGCCCGTGGTATCTACCTTGCCGCCAACTTCATGGCGTCCTGCCGTGAATCCGCTGGCTGGGAAAAGGAAAATAAGGCTGAACTGGATGCTGCCGCGGCGGACGTTCGCAAGAAGATGAATACGTTCTTCAAGGCGTTTGGCCAGCGTCCCGGCCGCCGTGCGGTGGATGCTGCCCGCCCTCTGTATTCCTGCACGGATGCTGACCTGTTTATTATCGGCGAAAATGCCGAAGCTGCCCGTAAAAAGGCCGTGGATGAAACCGGCACGAACTGGGAAAAGGTCGAAACGTTCTTCCTGGAGTATCTGGTTCTTTCCTGTGGCCGCTTGATTGCGGGCAAGCCCTTGGAACGTGTTTCCGAAGCCGACTTCAAGGCGGCAAAAACCGCCAATAACAAGGCCAAGAAGGAAAAAGCTGCCAAAACCAAGGAAGCCAACAAGCAGAAGGCCGATGCCGCGGAAGAAACCCGCAATGAACTCGAAGCTGCCAAGGCCGAATTGAAAGAGCTGAAGTCCCGTGCCATCAACATGCAGGCCGTTCTGGCTCTTGTTATGGCCAGCCATGCCACGCCGGAAGAGAAGGAAGAAATTGTAACCCTTCTCAGCGGCAAGACTCCGAAGCAGGCCGAACGGGCTGCCCATGTTGCTGCCAGCAAAGCCACCCCAAAGGCCAAAGAACAGCCTGCCGCTTGATAGCACCCCTATACCCGGAGTTGGTAGGCCGGGGGAAGAAAGCATCCTACCACCAGCCCCACGGGGTAAATTGAATTGCGAAAACGAAAATGTGAATACGAAAGGAAGTACTACCATGTCTAACTCCATCAAAGAATCCACCCTGTACCTGTTCGCCGACTCTATCAGTGACCCCGAAGTTGTAGCCAACCCTGAAGCCAATGAAAAGCTGTTCAAGCTTGTCAGTGTCCTGCGCCGTGGCCTTTGCTCTGAGACCGACTTTTGCGATAGTGTCAAGCGGGCTGTCGCCGGGGCTTACAGCCATGCGGCCTGCTATGAACTGCGCCTCTTCCCCGTCCGTTTCCAGCTCTCTGACGGCACCATTTACCGCACGACTGTCTCCGCCTACTCCAACGGTGGTGCTGAAATTAAGATTCTGAACATTCTGCCCGGCAAGTGCGTCCGTTGCCTGGCTTTTGACCCTGCCGACAAGGATGAAACCGTTGCCGACACCCTCTATCCGAACCCCATCAGCATCGACTGCATGGAAGTCTACCGCCTTGCCCAGTAATTCTTGCATTGAAAGGAAGCCCCATCATGAAAAAGCTAACAAAATTCCTCGCCCGCTTCACCCTGTTTAGCGCCGCCGCGTGCGCCATTCTCTTTGGCCTTCCCGCCCTGGCCACTCGCCACCCCTTCATCCTGTTGGCCGTTTCCCTGGCCGTGTATGCCATTCACAAACCGGTAGCCAAGCCCAAAGCGGCAAAGCACCGCACCGCCACCCACCGCAAGGCGGCCTGACCCCACCATCCCATCATGAATATTTTTGACCCAGAACAAACGCCTCAGCCATTCCGGTTAGGGCGTTTTCTTGTGGGCCAAAACCACAAACAGCCCCCTCTTTGCACGCCCAAAGCAGTACATAGCAAAGGAGGGATATTTTGAAAGTTGTTTGTGAATTATGGACCGGTCTGCCAGGGGAACCCAAAGAACTTCTGACAAAGTACGAAGCTGAAAACCAAGAGCAAGCGGATGAGTATAAATCTCTGATGATTCAAACCTGTCTGCAAAGCTATAACCCTGCTCTTTGGGAATTCCGTTTCGTTCCGCAACCGGTCTGACCCGCACCACGCCTTTGATTCAACCGTCAAGGGCGTTTTTTCATACCTGCCGCGCTATCTTTGGCGTTACAGATAAATTGAATCGGCTTTGCCAATGAAAGGAAGTCTCCCAAATGAAACCTCGCCGCATTTTCTCCGCCCTCCTCCTCTCCCTCGGCCTTATCCTCTTAACCTTCGCCGCCACCTGCCGCCTGGTCATGACCAACATCCAAATTGATTATGACCCGTCCAGCCCTGCAACCGTAACCCTTACCGTCTTTGGCCAGTCGGATGAATACGCCCTGGCCATTGATGCCGATTGAATCCCCTGCCAAAGAACAGTATGAAATGAAAGGAAGTACCCAAAATGTTGAATTCTCTTTATGCCCTCATCCTCACCGATTCCCTTCACCTGCCCACCACCATCGGCTATTTCAATACCCGTCCCGCCGCCTGTCAAGCCCGCCAGAGTGTCCACGCCTGGCTGAAAGGTGAATCCCAGTCGGTCGAAAGCCTCAACTGCTTTTCCAACGCCGCAGTGAACATCCTTGACCAGTGCCGCACCGCAATCGAAAAGAATCCCGCGCACTATGTAGACCTGCGCGTTAAGCCTGTCGATGACCTCTCCGACCCCGAAACAACCCCGTTCCGCGTCTATTATGAAACCGCAGCCGGCGACCGTTACTTCACCGTTATGGAAACCGTCACAGATCTCACCGCCACCCGTATCGTCTCCCACACCGTTCCCAACTGCACAGTTATCGTAACGGCCTTCCCGGATGAACATGTTGAAACCGTTGGTTACACGGAAGTCAAGAGGGAAATGCTGGATGCCCTCGCCCTTCATCAGCCCAAACCCACCGCCAATTCCCTCGCTGAATTCGCCAAGCTGGCCGAATCCGGCACCATCACCCGCAGCCAGTTTGAAACCTTTGCCTATCACGCCGTCAACTCTCCCCTGCCCAATGAAAACTTCACGGACCTCAACGCGCTTGCCGATACCCTCCGCAAGGCCCTGGATGAAGGCACCCAGATTATTCTCTGATGGAAAGGAGTTCCGCAATGAAACTGCAATACCACAAAATCCGCGGCGTGGATAAGTCCGTTTGCACCGCAGAGCAGAAAATCGCCTATAACATGGCCTCCCGCATCTATGGCGATATCCGTTTTGCCAAAGTCTGGCAGCAGTATGATTCCGGTAAGATTCCCGCCTTCCTCCAAAATAATTGGGAGTCCAAAGCAATCCGGACCTACTTTACCACCTGGCAGCGCGATTATAACAAAGCTTCCGCCCATTACAACGAAGACGCAATCTTCAGTGCCCTGCGTGCCGGCCTGCATGATTTTATCTGCCACCACGGCCCCATCTTCACCACCTATAAAGAAGTCGGCCAGGCGTTTCCCGCCCACTACCTCTGAATAAATTGAATCATGAAAGGAAGCTGCAAAATGAATACCCCCTACGCTCTCATTCTCACTGATTCCACCCACGCACCTACCGTCATCGGCCATTATAACAGCCGCCAAACGATAGATGAAATCCGTTCCGCTATTCGCAGCTACTTCACCGATGACGAACCGGTTCTCCCCACGGATATCATTCCCGGCACCGCCCAGGTCCTGAATGAATGCCGCGCCGCAATCAAGGCACACCACAACCACTTTGTCAATCTGCGCAGCCTAGCCTTGAATGACCCCTATCGCATCTGGCAGCCTGAACTGCGCCAGTACGCCGTCACGTTTTATATTCCCTACGCAAAATGCGTTACTTATTTTACTGCCATGTCCACCATCATTGCGGAACGAATCGTGCAGAAAACGCTTGAGAGAGCCAAAGATGTTACCGCCTTCCTCATCCCGTCCGACCACCCGGAATATAAAGGCATTTTTGCCGACCGCAGAGAAATTCCTGCCGCCGACCTTGATTCTATCACCTGGTTTTAACACTGAATCACAAGATGAAAGGAAGCCCCGCAATGATTGTCTTAAAAGAGAACGAACGTCTTTACGCAACCTCCTGACAGTATAACTCTGCCCGCATCCTCACCCGCCTGGCCCAGCTCATCACCGCCCAGGGCGGCAAAGTGAAACCTCTGCCTCTCGCCATCCTCTCTGACCGCAACCTGGAAGAAATCTGCACCGCAACGCAGCGCCGCCTTGAATCCTCTTACAATGCCGGTCCAACCTCCCACCCCAAAGAGCGGGAAACGCAGATCTCCAACCTCCAAAATGAACTCGCCCGCTTCCAGTCCATCCCCAACGCCCCCATCACCGTCACCCACACCAGCTATATCAACTTCGCAATGAACGGCGTTTACTACTCCTATAGCCTGGACGATAACCCTTTCTTTCCCTTCCACTATCTCAAAACCCCTATCGACCCCAAAAGCGAAACCTACTCCGGCGATGCCTGTATGGAAGAAAGCTCCAAGTCCTGGTTTACTGACCCGCTTATCGGCTTTGGCTGTCCTGACTCCGAGATTGAATCCGCTGCCGGGGCTATTCTCTCCCTGCTCCTTGCCGCCCCACTCTCCACCATTCGCCACGATACCAAGCGCACCCGCATCCCCAACGCTTACGATTCCGGCTACCACTTTGAAAATATCCCTGTCAAAGAGCGCCGCATCAAGATTGATTTTTGAACGTCAAACAGTTTGCTAAAGAAAGGTCGAACCAAAATGAAAACCAAAACCCGCCACCCCTTCAACCTCCAGTCCGAACTTTCCCGCCTGGAACTCAACGGTGCCTGCTCTTATGATGGCAAGCCCCTCATCCTCCTGGAACAAGCCTACTGCTCCTATGATTGTTATCACGGTATCGCCCAGTACGTTGCCACAGCCATCTGCCCCAACGAAATCGCCAAGGATTTCACCGCCCCGTGCTATGTCGTCACCTGGCCCATCATCCGCCCCTCTGCCGAAAACGAAGAGGATGCCTGCGATTGGTCCAACCCCGACGGCCTCACTCCCCACGGCGAATATGATTTGAAGCGCCGCTATCATTATTGATGTCCAACTTTTTGCACTGGCGTATCACAACGTTTGGTTGTATAATCCAATCATAAGCCAAACCGCAAAACAAAATGATTTCTCCGTTTCCACCAAACTTTTCAAGTAAAAATCCGCATAAATTTTATCATCTTAACAAATATCGTGAACAAATTGTAAATTCAAAAAGAATCCGCAAGCCACAAAGCTGCGCAGCATGAAAGGAAGTACCGCCCCATGTCTACCCAAATTCTCAACCTCACCCCGCACGAAATCAACATCGGCACCGCCTCCATCAAGCCCTTCGGCGTGGTTGCCCGCGTCTATGTTGAATCCATCTCCGACGGCGAATTCACCACCGCTTCCGGTACGACCATCCCCATCTCCCACTCTTACTATGGCGATGTCGAAAATCTGCCAAACCCCATGCCCAATACGATTTATATTGTCAGTGCGCTTGTCGCCTCCCGCGTTCCCACCCGCTCCGATGTCTTTTACCCCTGCTGCATGGTCCGCGATACCCAAGGCCGCGTCATCGGCTGCAAAACCCTCTGCTGTGCCGCTGCCCCCGTCCTCGCCGCTGTGCATTAACCTACGGTGCAAAACGATTCAAGAAAGGAGATTGAACTATGGTTTATAAAGTAACCACCTTGAAAGACCTCCCCGGTATTCCCGCAGGTTCCCAGTTTCGGTATGATAAGTCCTGGGGCGAAGAACCAAAGCTTTCTAATCTTAATGAGGATTCCCCCGATGTCCTGACTCCTGGTAACATTATGTTTCTCATCTGGGATGTTATTGTTAGCAATCCGGACGGCTGGGTGACACTCGAACCTCTCTGTGATGAATTTACCGACTTCAAATGCCCCGATTGCGGTAAAACACAAGGTATTCTTCATATCTATAAACCCGAAACCCCGCAAAGTAAACCTATCGCAACAATAGAATGTATCTGCGGTCGTAATTATGATCTGGATTTTCAGTATCATAAAAAAACTCCTTGTGGAGAAACTTAAAAATCAATCACCTCCAAAGCCCTGCCCACCCGCAAGGCTTTTTTCTTTTGCCTATTAAACTCTAAGCCAAGAAAGGAATTACTTACCATGACTGACTTTGAAAGAAAAATCACTTCCGAAAAAGCTCTTGACGCCGCCATCCGCCAGCTCAAAACCCAGGACGACTGGTACCTCACCACCAAAACCTGCGCCGCCTACAAACCCGTACCCCAGAGTCCCGCAAAACCGTAACGCAAGCGCAAAACCCGTTCCCATTCCAAACGCCGGACGCACCGCCCTCTTATATATCTTTCTTTATCTTTATATATAAACGCTATTGACGTGCTGTTTTCAGCCCGATTTTGAACATTCCTAGTCGTATTGACACGCAAATTTTAGGCCGTTTTGGAACATTGCTTTTACTTACCCACCACTTTACCGGGTTTGTACCGCCAAAAAACGAACATATTTTGTCATCGGCCATGCAACATTCTCACCGCATCAAGCAACATTTTTACGGCTTGAACATTTGCGAAAACTTGTATATAATCAAAATCACAAAGTCACCCGCCAGCATGAAACCGCATCCCTCTCAGCGCCCCACACAGCCCCTACAGGCCGTGTTTCCTTGTGGCCATGCAGTTTCTCACCCGTTTTCTTCTCGTTTCTCACAGCGCATCCCAGCCTTATTATAATTTGTTCCCCGCCCTGCCCCGTCTGGCAGGTTTTATTTCACCCTGTTATTTACAAGTTTTCACAAAACAGTCAAAAAAGGAGTTGACCTCATATGCCACAGAACATCGGTTATCTTACCGCAGATAAAACCACCGCCGGTGATGAACGCTTTACCCCCTATTACGCAGTGGAACCTCTGCTTGAATTTCTTCCGTCCGCTGATACCGGCATTACTATCTGGTGCCCGTTTGATGAATCCTGGTCTGCTTACGTTCAAACCTTCCGGGCAAACGGTTACAACGTGGTGTACGGTTCTTTGGCTACCGGCCAGGACTTCTTCACCAGCCAGCCCGCTCACTGGGACATTATGATTTCCAACCCGCCTTTCTCCAAAAAAGATGCCGTTCTCAAACGTGCCTGTCAACTCGGCAAACCGTTCGCCCTTCTGCTTCCTGCAAACAGCATTCAGGGCAAGTCACGCTTTGAAATCTTTCAGAACAACATTCAGCTGCTTTGTTTTGATTCTCGTATTGGCTTCCACGATGAAACTCATATGAATGCCCCACAGGAAGGAGCTTCGTTTGGCAGTGCTTATTTTTGCCGGGATTTTCTTCCCAGTAAACTTGAACTTCGAATGCTTAGTAAAACGATTCACCCACTTGTAAGGAGTTGACCCCCATGTACATCATCATCCCCACCCACGGCCATTACGAGATCCGTGACGGCCCCACCTTCATCCAGTCCGCCGATACTTACCGCGAAGCCTGGCATGAACTCGCTTCCCTCACCAATTCCCCAACCTAGGCAACCGTGCATTCCGCACTTGCAAATATTTTTTACATTGGCTACACGCCAAAGAAAGGACACACATTATGTCTACTGTCAAAATCAACGAAACCACTTTCTCCATCACCTCCACCCTGACCATGGCCCAGCTCAAAACCCTCTACACCAAGGCTCCCCAGGCCCTGCAGCTGACCAAGCCCGGCAAAAAGTCCGGCGATGACGATGAAATCATCTTTGCCATTGCCCCGTCCGCCAAGCAGAGCATGTCCACCTACGGCATCTGCTTCGCCAAGTCCGCCTTCGGTACCGACAATGCCATCTACGTTGAGGACCTGCCCGCCGACCTCGAAAACATCACCAAGGCCAAGGAGCATGTCGCCGAGCGCATCGGCTTCGCCAAGAAGCACCTGGATGAAATCGAAACCCAGGCCGCCGCAACCCTGGCTCAGCTCAAGGCCGATCACGATGCCATCATCGCCGGCATTGAAGTTTCCACCCCGGCACCCCAGGCCACCCCGGAAAACGAAACCGCTGCTCAGTAAGCAAAACGGCCGGTGCTCACCCCCACAACAAGCAGCCCGGCCATGATTTTTCTTCCCCAATCCACAATCCAACATAAAAATATTTCATCATAAGGAGATTTTCACCATGATTAACGTCACTATCGTCGATAACCTGCACCGCAACACCTACCCCGTTGACCCCAACACCACCCTGCGCTCCGTCCTGGAAGCTCATGATGTCGATTACACCACCGGTCAGACCAAGCTGGATGGTTCTTCTCTGGCCGCAGGCGACCTGGATAAGACCTTCGCGGACTTCGGTATCGCGGAAAAGTGCTACCTGGTCAACATTGCCAAGCAGGATAACGCCTGATTGATTCCTCTCCGGTGGTGTCTCTTCCCCCACCGGGGTGCTGCCTTACAGGAACAGCCTCCACGCGGCGGGCAGCGGGCAACGCAAACGCGGCCAATCGTTCCAAATCTAATCAGAAAGGAAAAATGAATCACCATGCCACTCCCCAATTACACCGATATTCTCAACACCATGTCGCCCACCATCACATGGCAGGACAACACCCCCTGCCGCACCACTTTCAAAGTAATTTTCACCAAGGCTCTGGCCTGCACGGTCTACCCCCGCCTCACCGCAGGCAAAACCCTTGCCATCCTTGGCGATGATTCCGGCTTGCAGCCTTCCCCTAACCCGAATGAATCCCTTCTGTTCTTCGTTACCGATAAAGCCACCATCCCCGATTCCATCCAGGAAGTCAAGGATATCGGCGCTTATCTCTCTGATAAGTACAAAGTTTATCAGGATGCAGCCGCCCGTATCACCATCGTTCAGTCCCAGCATGAAGGCAGCCTCTTCAGCAGTGTTTTTTACCAGCGTGTTGCCTCGGCCATGCCCCGCCTGCTGCCCTGGCTTTTCAAGGACCACCCCCTCACCTCCGATGAACTCGCTTACCTCCGCGCCCTCTCCACCCCGGATACTGGCTCGGAAACCCTCGCCCGGATGGCGGAGCCTCTTTATAACAAAACCGATCTGCCCTCCAGGGCCGTAGATAAAGCGATTGAATCCCTCTTCAAAGGTACCATTGACCGCCGTAAAGCGGATCTCAAGCGCTCTATTGAAAACCTTTACCGTGAGCTGAAAGAAACCCGCGCCCGTATCTCTGGAATTTTTACCAACATCACCAGCATCAACTGTGAGCTGACCGGCCTTGACTCCAAAGATGAATCCACCTTTATCACGGAACTCAAGGATTACCTCCACACTCAAAAAGGTATTTCCGTCGATACTGACGATGGAGCGCTTCTCCTCACCATCACCACATTCCTCTCCAACTATGACCCGGATGATGTCGAAACCTTTATCTTCAACAGTGACCGCCCCTATGAGGATCTTACCGGTGAAGAAGAGCACGATGTCCGCATCCTTTTCCGGGCTGTGTTCATTGACAATATCTTCAAAATCAAACTCGCTGCCACCTATAAGCTTAATTACAACTGCCATGTCACAGCCATGTCCGATGAAATCAATATGAACGTTGTTCAGGCTGTTCCCAACCCTCACATCAATCATCACTCCTGCCTCGGTAACTATGAACCTATGCTGGAGGATGCCGAGGATCGCCGAGATTTTATTGCCGCCATTGCTATCTGTCAGCAGAGCGCCAGCAGCATGAACCTCGTCGAAACCATCTCCACCAAATATTTCTTTGATGATTTCGCCACCGCCTATCACACGGATATCCCCGTCATCCTTACCGCCGCCGGTGAATCCATCACCCCCAAGCAGGCCATTGAACAGCTCAAATCCGCAAATGATTCCGTTAAGGAAGGAGAATAACCATGCAAGTTATCCACATTGATCAGACCGCTCTGGATGCCGCCATCGAACTCTATCGCCAGCAGCTCCTCACCGGCTCTGTCAAGCTCGCCAAAACCAAGGCAAAAGATAAAATCAACATCAATTTTACCGCTGATGCCTGGGCCAAACAGTCCCGCCTCATTGATGATTTTACTTCCGAAGTCGCCTGGCACGGCCTCATGCGCCAGCTCTCCCCCACTGAGTATGAAATCTATGATATCCTCGTCTACCCCCAGCAGGTTACTGGTGTCACCGTCGAAACCGACCAGGATAAATACAACGACTGGCTGCTCTCCCAGCCCGATGAAACCTT